CCAGTCGTCGCACAATATGAAGTAACTGGTATTAATATCCAAACCGTAAATGGAATCTTATATGATGTTACATATATTTCTGGTTTTGATTTTAGTGTTGGTGGTGATCCTTATGAAGTATGTCTTATACCTGTTGGGCCACAAGGACCACAAGGAGTAAGCGGACCACAAGGAGTAAGCGGACCACAAGGAGTAAGCGGACCAAGTGGTCCGAGTGGATCAGGTGATATTAACCCTCTTATTGTAAAGTCATCATTTAGTGTTCGTGATGGCTTACCTAGATACTTTATTTCTAACCCAGCACTTAGTAGCTACCGCGTAGGACCACCACGAGGTACCGGTAGTTTGTCTGAAGGTGGCGGATGGAGTTCATCAACATGGCCAGGTGGTGGTGGTACTGGTGGAATTTTAGATGGTACAAGTGGTACAGAAGATGCATTTACTCTACTAGGTAATGGTATTGTTTTAACAAGAAGTCTAGCTGCGGATTCAATAGTATCAATCAGAGGTACTGTAGTAGGAGTTAAAACTAATGGCCTATATACGAATGATGCAACAAATTTTGGTATTCAATTATTTTCCCACGGTTGTGGTATGAATGGTCAAGGGGAACAGGACTGGGAGGCAATTTGTAATACTCAATTAGATTTTAATGTAACTTATGAAACATATGTTGATGGAGAAACCGGTAGGGCTGTCGCATGTTTTAACGGAACGTTTTTACTTGCAAAAGGTGTCACTAGATGGAATGAAAGATTAATGGTAGGTTTTGCTTGTGATAGGGTAACCGCTGCTCACTTAGGTGGAAATGATGTAATTATTACTTATGCTCTATTCGAAGGAGCTGATCCTCAGCCATAATTTTAAACAATTTCTTTTTTCTAGGTATAATAACTATAAAAGAATAATAGTATGGAAAACACAGAGGAAAAGAAACTCCAGTGGATTAAGGGTGATAAGTTAGGTAATGTAGAAATAGTCAAGGGTGTTGATAATGAATGGACTATATTTAATAGTGGTGGTAGGATAGCAACAAATTTACTTAGTGAATTTTTAGAACCTTTAGATGGTGAACCTTTAGATTTTAATCCACCTACACCAGCATCAACAAAGGCAGCCAAGGTATATAAAGAAAAATTACCACCACAAAAAGAAACCTCATCTCCAATAAGAACTCTTTTTGATAAGCAGAAAAAGAATGATAAAGTAAAACTGAATCTTTCATTTCCAATAAACGTTCCTAAAAAAGCTATATATGAAATTATCAGCTCTTCGTTTGATACCGAAGAAGTAAATGATGAATTAGAATCCTTTATTAAAAATCAAATATCAGAAGACTTAATTTTAGATAGTCTTTTTGACAGCATTAAGGAATTAATTAAAACTAGATATAAAATTGACTAAGCAATTTAAGGTATAATATATAATAAAATCAATCATATGACACAAGCACCAAATAGAAGACAGAGAAGATTAGCGATGAAGTACCAAGGACTTCTAAAAGCTAAAAGTAAATTACCATTTCATAAGTGGATGGAATTTACAAGAGAGAATATTGAAAGAGGTAAGGAAATACATGCAGCTAATGTTGATAGTGTTGACAAAAAAATAGCATCTCAATTAGAAGCAGCAGAAGAAAGACAAATAGAAGTGTGGAGAGAAGTTGGTTATGATGAATCTGAAATTAAAATGTTAAGAGAAGCTAATGCCATCTTAATGGTTAAGAATAAAGAAACTTGGAAGGCTGATAAAAAGGAAGCTAGACAAATAATGAAAGATGCAAGAGAATCTTTAAATAAAAGATTAAATGGTTAAAATTGTTTTAGAGCCTGCAAGAAATGGTGTTATCAAAAGAGTGATTGACGATAATCATGGTGGAGGTAGAGAACAATGGACCTCGACCGATGTATATGAATCAAATGATGAGCATAGAAATAAATATGAATACATCATGCGATTCTTTTGGGAACTTTGCGAAGACATAGGATTAGAGTGCGGTAACAAATTTGAAAAAGATTGCTTACGGATCAAAACTGAATGGGGTACTCACTATGAACCTAACCAAAAAGAGGTGGATAGTAAAATAAGAGAACTCCAAGCAGAGATCGATTTATTGAAAGAATGGAAACAGAAATAGAATTTAATTTTATATACTCTAAGGATGCAATAAAAGTAAAAAAGTTTTTAGGCAGTGTACCAAGAAATATTGAATGTATAAGTTATATGGATATTTTTAACAAGCTTACAAAAAATGACTTTTATCAATATGAACCGTCTGATGCCGTAGTATCATCTTACTTAATGAGGCAGTTACAGACAGTCTTAGGTAGGAACACTACAACTTCTATTTTTTATGTTTTAGGAAATCTTAATAAAGGAACTATAATTGGTGTAAAAAAATATGTAGAATCTTTAACTGATAGGGCTATATATTATAACATATATCATTCACCTGATATTAATGTAAACGGTACGGCTGAATTATTTAAAGATGCTGTAGAGTTTGAATGAAAGCCCATAGGATATTTACAAAAGGACAAACTGTTTACTGCCTGCTATCATCTTTTAGCAGGCCTAATGTTTTGTTGCCAATAAAAGGCCTTATAGTAGATACCCAATGGGATCCTGTGAATCCACTATACCAAATACGTATTATTAAGATGTATGATAATATGAAGTATCTTAAGTCTAATTTTTTTGATATGAACTTTAAATATGAATTTGATAATAGAGCCAGAAAAATGCCTATTAAAAAAGAAGACTTTAAAAATAAAAGTTTATTAGAGGAAAGATTTAATGAAAGTGATAGGGAACGGTTTTATGTAATAGTAGAATCGGTTATGTGCAAAAAAACTAAAAATGATTTACAAGGTTTATTTGAAAAGGTTCAGTTTTATATAATATCAAAAAATCTAAAAGAAATAAGAGACATATCATCAAGGCCTTTTTTTAAAGGTTCTCTTTCAACTGATAGTTCACAAGAGTTTAATATTAGGTTTAAAAAAGGCTGGAGCGATAAGTTTAAAAATGGAGATATTGACATTGATAAGTATCTCAACAGCTTAAGCTGAATATATACTAAAAATAGACTATTATATGGGATTCTCTGATAAGATAGGAAAACTTAACGATGCATTATTTCCAACCAACCCAAGCAAAGAAACCGACCAAATAGTTGGGGCGTTTGGTGGCGAATCATTTGGGTTTGCACATGGGGTAGATACACTGTTTGCAAAAAACTTTTATACACAAGGTGCTGTGCCTGATGTATTTGGTGTAGCTGTAGGTATGAATTCTGTTATTCCTAGATCTATTTTTAATAGATATGCTTTATTTAATTTTAGGGGATTGTATGGCGGTTTAACCGGAGGAGAAGTTTTTAATGGGTTTCATGATCAGCCAGATAATCCTGCTATGGGTGGTGCTGATGCTAGAAATGTATCTATTGCTAAACTCATAGATTACTTTAATACTAATTATCCTAGAATATCTTATACCGCGCAAGATTTTCTTTATTGTAAATATTATAAACAAGTTCCGGTTAATCATCTGATTACATTGAGAAGGTTCCCTACTCCGGTAAATGATAACATATTTGATTTATCTGTTTCTCCTGGGTCTAAAGATCCTAAAGCACCTAAACCAGGTGAAGCTGTAGATGCTACACAGACTGCTGGTGTTACTGCTGTTACTTATATGGGTGAAGCGGCTGGAAATAAACTAGATGATATTTTAACAATGTCTTATGGATTAAACTATAAGGAAGTTAAATCTGAAATGGAAGATATTAGTAGTGGTGATGGTGGTTATACGTCTCAACCTTTTTATTCCAAAATGGGTGGTGTTGGTAAAGCAACCGCTGATGCATTTAAAGGAATTAGTTCAAGACAAAAATTTGCTAAACAGAATATGTCTACTGGTGATAAGCTAGGAACTACTTATGCTAACTTTGTAATAGGACCAGTTAATGTTATTGATTCAACTAACGTTAGAGATCGTGGTATGAAATTTTCAAATGACTTAAAACTTAATTTTGAATATGAACTTAAATCTCTTAATTATGTTAATCCTAAAATTGCAATGATTGACATTATAAGTAACATGTTAACTATGACTTATAATAATGGTCAATTCTTTGGAGGAGGACAGAGGTACTATGGTAGTGCTGGTGCAGTAGCTAGTCAGTTTGGAGATATTAATAAATTAAAACAAGGTGATTTTAGTGGATATATTGGAAGTGTAGTTACTGATGTTGAAACTGGATTTAAAAATGTGTTTGGTGGTGGAACTGGTGAATTTAATTTAGAAAATGGTGTAGAAGGATTACTTAAGGTTGGTAAGACTATGTTAGGTAATATGCTAGGTGGATTTTTAAGTGATAATGTTGGGGCAGTTTCTGGTACACAAGCATCTAAAGCTTTAATAAGTGCGGAACCTACTGGTGATTGGCACGTGACTGTTGGTAATCCATTAAATCCTATTGTTACTATGGGTAACATGTATTGTGATAATTCAACAATGACGTTAGGTCATGGCTTAGGATATGATGATTTCCCTATGGAAGTTAAATTTGAAATTGATCTTAAGCACGGTAAGCCTAGAGATAAAGGTGATATAGAAAACATGTTTAATGCTGGTCGTGGTAGAATTTACGCGTCTGCTCAAGGTGAAGAGGATATTTTAAATTTAGCCGGTGAAGACATTGCAACATACGGATCAGTTAAGGCAGGTAATTATAAAAAAGGATTACAACCTACACAAGGTGGTTCAACATCTAATGTAAAGAATAGTAAAATAAGTAACATAAAAAGCAATCCTAATAAACAAGCTACTAGTGATAGTGCAGAATATATTTCTAATACAGTAAGTATGTTTATAGATTCATAATATATTGAAAAGATATGGATATAAAATCATTAACATTAAAGAATAAACTAATCATAGATAAGACGGGTGAAGGTTACTGGGATCTTACAGCACCATCTTTTATTTATGATTCTGATTTAGGTGTTAGGGCTTTGCATTATGTAATGCAAGATCAAATTGGTAGAATAGATAAAATTTCAAATATTTATTTTGGTAGTGGTGAATTTATAGATGCTATTTGTGTTGTTAATAATATCTTTAATCCTTTTAGCGTTAATGAAGGTGATATTTTAATTATTCCAAATTTAAGTAGAAAAGATCTTGTTTATAAAAGACCTAATCCTGCATCAAGGCCTAATGCAGTACAAGAGGCTTATGTTGATACTGGGAGACAAAGTGAAAAAGATCAATCAAGAATTCAGAGACTAATTGAAAAAGCTAAAACGAAAGAGGCTGGTGTAAAACAACCAATGCCACCGAATATGCTACAACTTGGACAAGAATCTAAAACTTACGAAGGTGGAAAAATACAATTAGGAACTAACCTACCAAGCAGAAATACTAAACAATCAAACTAATATGTCAACGGTAGAAAGAAATATACTAACAGTTATAGAACCGACGATTGAGTTAGATGAACTAGAAATGACTGATGTAGAAAGTGGTACTGAAAATTCCGATGGTGATACAATAAAAGAAAAACCTAGTAAGTTTTCTACAATGATACCACTCATTAAAATTAATTCTTATGAAGTACAGGGTGATAGATTAGAAACGTTTGAGCTTAAGTCAGTTGGGTTTTATCCAACCTGTAAATTTAGCTTTTTTGATGTTGATGCTATGTTTACTGCTAGATTTTTTCCAAAGGATGGTGATATTATTCAATTGTATATTAGGTCCCAAGGAGAAGAGACTACATTTAAACCTATAAGAATTGATTTTACTATTGAAAAAATAACACCGTTAGGTGGAGGTGGAGCATCAGATGAAGCTTCACAAATCATGGTAGATGGTAGAATGCATGTACCTAATTTATTTACCGAGAAGGTTCAGTTTCAAGATAACACTAGTTGGAATTCTTTACTTGCTATTGCAGAAGAATTAAAATTAGGATATGCATCAAATGTTGAAGATACGACAGATCAACAAATATGGACAAATCCTTATGACACTGCACAGAGGTTTATAGAAGATATAACATCAAATTCATATATGAATGATGAGTCTTTTTTCACTGCATATATTGACCCTTATTATTATTTAACCTTTGTTGATGCTAATAAGTTTTTTGGAATGGAGGATGATTTAGAAACTAGCCAAATGTTTTCACAAAATGCAATAGATACTATGGGTACTGGTGATGACGCTGATAGTGAATTTAACTTTCCTAATATGTTAAGTAATAATTTATCATTGCAGGGTAGCGCTAGATACATATCAAAATATCAGCAAGTAAATAATAGTGGTAAGATAAGTAAAAACAACGGATATAAAAGATATACACAATATTGGGATTTAAATGCAAAAGAATTTATAAGTGAATTTGTTGATCCTATAACTAGTGATACTCCAGGAATGGTGCCTGTCACTAAAGGTAGAACAATTAATGGAGAAGTAGAAGGGCCTGTTAATGATCAAGTTAAATTTAAGTTTTTAGGTACACAAGGCGATAATGTACATGATAATTATTATTATGCATCTATACAAAATTTTCAAAACCTTGCAGAGATTAATAAATTAGGAATGACTATTGAGTTAGATACGGTTAATCCTGCTATATTAAGGTATAGTAGAATTTATTGTTCAATAATGGAAACTGCTCAAATGGTAAAGGGTACTTTAACTGCTCCAGAAAACGATGAAAATGCGCCTAGTGATTCAGTAAGAAGGACTGAAACACCTGATAATTTAGGTAGTGATGTTAATAATGAATTTGGTGTTATTAATGAATACCTTTCAGGGTTTTATGTTATTACTGGTATAGAGTATTTTTTAATAAGTGGTGAAGAGGCCGGTGGCGCTGGGTTAAAGCAGAGGCTACATTTGCGTAGAAGAGAAGTAACTCCATCTACATAATGAATAAATAAAAAAACAAAAGTATACATGGCAGATCCAGGTATTTGGAACCAAGAACCACCAGAGGAGCTAGCTAACTTAGCTAAAAACTTTCAAAAATCATTTCCTAATAGTTATGACTTTGCAAAGACGTTTGTGCAAACTGCATCTTCTGCTGCTGGTGGTGGTAATGGTGTAACTAGTTTAGATGATCCAACATACCTAGGTTTTAATGTTAGGTTTGATCCTATGTCACCACTATTTGAAGGCGCACTAGAAGGTAGTCCTGCTATTCCTGCTGGTGTAGATCCATTAACATTTCAAGGAGGTGATGCTAATAATTTAGGTTCTCATCCTTCTGGTGAATCTGCTGTTGGGTATCTGAATAATCTAGGTGAAGTTACAAGGGCTACATATTTGAAAGCTTTCTGCCAGGGTCTTAGAGAAATACAAACAAAAAGACCTTATTATTTTCAGACAATAGAAGGATTACAAGAAGCTTTTAATAAAACGGTTAATATGACACCGTATGGTGGAAGCGCTGAAGGTGAAGGAATCACAGTAGGTTGCCTAGAGGCAATAGATTTAAAAATGGCTGCAATATTTAATCTTTATAAAGCTGCATGTTATGATGTTAAATATAGAAGAAATCTTTTACCTGTAAATTTAATGTATTTTACATGTTATGTTGATGTTGTGGAAGTAAGAAAATTTAAACAAGTTAGAAATTTTATAAATGCCCTCAATCCTCTTTCACCAGAACCAGAACTTAGTAAATTTGTAAATGAAAACTTTTCAAAGATAACTTTAAAATTTGATGAGTGTGTTTGGGACGCTACTGCCAGTGGGCAAGTTTTTGCAGATGTTACTAATGTACAAGGTAGTGGTGCTATGACTACGTCATCTATAAAATGGTCATACGGAAGAGTTGAAATACAATCACAATTTGCTGGTTATGATTCTGCATTAATTGATTCAGCAAATGTAAAACCTAAAACTTTTGGTGATTTAGCAAAAGCAGCAGGTAAAAAATTATTAGATAAAGCAATCCAAGGAGCAGAGAATGCAATCCAAAGAAAGGCTTTAAGTTTTGTACAAGGTTTAAAGTTTGGTAATGTATATGGCTTAAGAAACCAAGTTCTGAATACCATTAAAAATCCACAAGGTTTATTAAGTACTCTACAAGGTGCCTTGGCACAAGAAGAAACTACACCAGGATTTGTTGACCCACTTGGTGCTAATATATTTGAAGGAGAGGCTGAAAGAATTGGTGGTAGTACACAAAGTATAGAAAGTAATAATATCTTTCCAGAAGAAGATGACGCTTTACCATTACAAAGCAGCAACATATTTGGAACTCAGCCATCAGGGCCTACTCCATTACAGAGTAGTAATATATTTGAAGATTAATATATGGGAAAATTAACAACAAAGGATTTAAAAGATGATAATCTTAAAGGTACGCAATGGATTGGTATAGTTGAAAATACTGATGATGATATCTTTGAAGGCCGATGTAGGATTAGAGTTTTTGGTAAAATGGACCAGAGAGAAGATCCAGAAGATCCAAGTAGTGCTTACATAATGCCAACTGAATCTTTACCTTGGGCAAGACCATCAGTAGCATCTTCAGGTGGAAGTAACAGTGGAAGTGGTACCTTTTCAGTACCTAAACTAGGCACGATATTAAGGATAACATTTGACAATGGTAATTATTATTCTCCTGTATACCATGAGTCACTATACCCTTCTGATGAGACTAAGGCGGAGATAGAGGCGGCTTATCCTAATTCACATGTATTAATATATGATACAGCATTTGGGTTAACAGGGGATCTACAATCTGGTGATCCTGAAGTTACTAACGAAAGGGAGGGGGAACATATTAAAGTTTTCTTTACAGAAGAAAAAGGCTTAATGATGGATTACACGACAACAGAAGGTCCAACAACAGTAAATATAAAACCTGATAATTCAGTTGAAATAATAAATGCAAATGGAGATTCAATTGTAATGCTTAATGATGGAAATATAACATTTACTCATTCTGCTCAGTTTACAATTAATAGTGGTGCTAATACTGAAATTAATTGTGAAGATGCAATAATTAATTGTACTAACACCGTTGTAAATCATGCCTCATCTATTGAATTAGGACAAGGTGCAGTTGAAAAGGTAGTACTAGGAGATACATTTATGGCTCTATTTAATAAGCATACTCACATTGGAAACTTAGGGGCACCGACATCTCCACCACCAGCAACCGGTAATGCAATGACTGCAAAAGAATTAAGCCAAAAGCAAGTTAAAACTCTATAAATATATAAATTAATAAAACTAAAAACATGGCATTAGTAAAACCTGTATTAGATACCGCTCTAACAAATACATTAAATGCAGCATTTGCAGCAGCAATGACTGACTTCGTTACTGTTATTAAAGCTAGCCCTGCAACCGGAAACGATTCCGAGGCTATAAATTTAACTGCTGCAATAGCATCATCGTCATTAGTATTTTCTAATTTAGCAGGACCCGGTATTTCTACTGCTGTCGATGCATACATAAGGTCACAAACATTAATTGTGCCACCAGGTCAACTTGTAACAACCGCAGGTTCTGCTGTTGCTCAGGCTGGTGCAACATCCGCACCTTCACCACCAATTCCTGTTTTATAATCTTAAACTATTTAATATCTAAAGGTATAATAATTAAATCTAAACCGAGTAATATATAATCTATAATAACACTCTTAATAAAAAAATAATGAACGAACAAGAAATCACCATCCAATTAAGTGATGATCCATTTGACACTAAAGTAATTAAAGTTAAAGTACCTAAGGGAACTAAGTTAATGTCAACCGAGGCATATTCTGCTGATGTGTTGGATATGTATGATATGAGCGATGAAGATGCTAAAAAGCTTCAAATGTCAGAAGAGAATAATAATTATATTACTCAAGCCGAGATTGCTTATATTAAAAAAGAAATACAAATTGTTGAAGGTGAAGAAAGAGAGGTCAAAACAGAGGCACTGGTTGACATATCTAGAAAAAATACAGCTGTATGTATTTTATCAAAAGAAGATCCGGATATAGTAGAACAATTAGAGGTTGGGATGATAGTAGATATTAAAGTTAAACATTCTAAACAAGGTACCTTATATGCTTCTATTAGTGATGCATTAGACGAAGTTAAACGTAATGAAATTTATAATGCCATTGGAAATAAAACTATTGGGTTTACTGGTAAAGTAAAAGAACTTATTCATGGTGGTTACTGGGTAGAAGTAGGCGGTGTTGAATGTTTTATGCCAGGTTCATTAGGCGGTTTAAATAAACTGCATAACTTTGAAAAATTAGTAGGTAAAGAAATTATCGTTATGCCTATAACTTATTCTAATGAAAAACAAACCATTGTCGTTTCCCATAGAGAATATCTAAGAACTATGATACCTTCTGCTGTGGAAAATCTTAGAGAAAATATTAAAGAGCATGTAACTGGGTTTGTTACAGGTGCAACTAAATTTGGTATATTTGCTGAATTTAACGATTGCTTAACCGGATTAATTCCTAAAAATGAATTAGATGAATCTACATTAGAGAAGTTTAATAATAGAGATATTAAACCAGGTGATGAAATTGATTTTTGGACTAAAGAAATAATTTCGGAAAGAAAAATAATACTTAGCCAAACCGGACCTAAGATAGATTTATGGGATGGTGCTGATGAGAAATACAAACCTATGATGGTCACTGAAGGTAAAGTTACTAAAGTTACTAAGTATGGCGCATTTGTCGAATTAGAAAAAGGTATCAGTGGTCTTATTCATAAAACTAAACTTAAGAATACTGAACTTACAAAAGGCGACCTTGTAAATATTAAAATTGGTAGTGTGAATGTTAGTGATCGCAAGATTACAATGAACTTAGTATAACATCCATCCTGGTTTGGAATATATAAACAAATCAGGATAAATATGTATTCTAACGAACAACTAAATGCTATACATTCTTCAAAGATAGGTTTTGAATTTGAGTTCTTTTCAAACGAAAACCTTGATCTTACTAAAGATAGTTTAGCACAAACCTTAAACAAGTCAATTAGAGTAGAAGAAAAAGCACATAGTGACTTTATACCTACTCAAGATATTTTTAAATTAGAACCAGATAACTCCGGTGGTACTGGAATGATTGAGTTAGTAACCGGTCCACTACCTTTTGTTGAAGCCAAATTAGTTATGGCTAAAACTTTAAAATGGATTAGAGAAAACGGTAAGACTAATGAAAGATGCTCTATTCATATAAACATTGCGTTTGATGGAAAAAAGTTAGGACCTATTGTTAATATGTCAAAATTAGACGTAGGTAAATTTGTACTTAACTTTGATGAAAACAAAGTATATGAAGCCTTCCCAAACAGAAGAGATTCTGTTTATGCAAAATCTATAAAGTTTATTGTACCTTTAAGTGGTATGACTCAACCTTCACCAGAAAAAAATCTTTGGAAAAACTATATGTTTGTCAAAGAGAAGTATTATGGTATTAATTTTGAAAAGCTACAAAAAGGTTATATTGAATTTAGATATCTTGGTGGTGCTGATTATGAAAAGAGGTATTCTACAATACTTTCAATGACCGAACATTTTATTACTTCATTATATGAAACTTTAGTTAACCCAAAATATAATGAATCTGATTTAAAGGTTTTGGATAAGATTTTAGAAAAGCATAAAACTGTTATTGAATCTTACCGAACATATTCTTCATTTAAAGAAAAATTTCCTAATGTTCATTTAATGGTTGATCTTCAAACATATGATCAGCTTATTGAAATGTATTACCCTAAAATTAGAGAAAAGATTTTTGATTTAATTACTAGGGCTGATATGAATGAAGGTTTAATCAATTACGATAGTGATACCGGTAGAATTCAGATTAAAGATGCTAAGTTAATGAGATGTTTTGAAATAAACGGTGTTGATATTGTTGATTCAGTTATCCAAGGAAATATAGTTAATTGTGATATCTTTGGTTGTGACCTTAAAAACGCGTCAGTATTTGAATCTAATTTATTTGGGGCTACTATAGCCGAAGATTGCAAAATAGAAGAATCATATGTTAGTAGAAATGTAATATGTGAAGATAGTTATGTATTTGGTAAAAGAGGCGTTTTTAGTGGTGAAATGGTTGGTGGTATTTTTAGACAAGGTAGAGCAACAGGGCTTGCGAGGTTTAGTGATAAAACTGAAGTAATTGAAATAGAAAAAATTAAATAAAGATATGTCAAATAAAAGTTGGTGTAACCCAGATTCACAGGAATGCTTAGACGCGCTAATCAAAGAAATTAATGATGACTTAACAGTAGGTTGCCAAATACCTTTTACAGTACCTAAAAAAGAGTTGGCTCATATTATTAATAGAGCCAAAGATTATTTTTATAAAATATATGAAGATAGTGTAGAAGAAATGTATATTGCATTACCTAAGTCTGCTTGGTATGAAAAAGATTTTAGGCAAGGCGTTAGTCATAGTAACGGTAGTAATAAATTAACAGAGAAGGATGTAAACAATCCTAGGGGTGTTGTAAAAATGCCTTCAACCGTTTGGGCAGTTAATAATGTATTTCAAATAAATGGATTCTCTGGTGAAGATGGTGGCTTTGGTGATAACTCATTTTCTGCAGGTGATCCGGATTTTTCATTAGATAAGTTTATTTACTCTGATGTGTATGGTGCTGGTATTGGATCCGAAGAATTAATGTACTATGTAATTAATTCTAAATTTATAGATAATGCAAGACAAGTTTTACAGGCTCAGATATCATACAATTATAATAGACTAACTAAAAAGTTTAGATTTATGGGGGAGTTACCAAATAAAGGTGCATGCATATTTCAGGTTTATAATACTATTCCTGATTGTGATCTTTTTCAAGATGAGGCTTTTATAAGATACTGTATAGGTATGGCTAAAATACAATTATCTAGAATATTAGGTACATTTCAATTTAACTTACCTGGTAATATTACTATTAATTATGATTTGATATCTAGTGAGGGTAGAGAAGAAGTTGATGCTATCGTTGAAGAAATAAAAGGTGATGAAGGTGTTGATTATTTTTTCACAGGATAATTTATAATCTAAGACCCTCAAAAAATGTAGAGAATATATAATAAAAGAATATTCTCCATGATTAAAGAAATATACAGTAGAGACATAGATGCACCGAAGTACAATGATGACGTCATTGAGGTGACTGATCAATTACAACAGCTTATCCTTAAGATAGAGAATTGTTTGTTTACAAGACAAGGTGATGTACTAGGTTCTCCTAATATGGGATGTAATTTAGATGATCTTGTCTTTTCTTTAGTTTTAAATGAATCTGTTATTTCACAAAAGATAAGTAGTCAGATTCAAACATATTGCTTAAATAGCAGCAGTTCACAGTTTGGAATTGATGTAAGAGTTCAATTTTTTAGTGTGACAGAGCGAAACGGTTGTTTGGTTGATATTTATGTAAATGAACAAAGGGTCATTGGGGCTTTGTTTTAAAATAAAAATAAAATAGTTAATGTCATTTTTCAGTAAAACAAGAATAAAAGCAACAGAGTTATTTTTTGATGCTTTTCAATATTTACAGCGCCAGTATGATCAAGCCGGTGAAGTGTTTACGCCTGCATCACCATTTGGGCAAATTCTTACCGTGGTTGCCAACTTAGGGGAACTTATTTTATTTTACATTGAAGCGGTTGGGACAGAGCTTAACATTAGCAGAGCAAGAAATATAGAATCAATATACGGTTTATCAAGACTAACTGGGCATGATCCTACTAGAGGAATATCTGCGCAAGGTATAATTGGACTAAGATTAAATACATCTGCAGCCACATTAGTTGAAGGCGACTTTGTACAAATATTAAATTATGCTGAGCTAGAAATTGGACAAAATGGTCTAAGTTATTTTATTAAGTTTGATAGTGATTATATAAGATTAGAAAAAACAACAAGGTCATTTGTTAATGTTCAATTAATACAAGGTATAATTGAAGATCAAAAATTTACCGGAACTGGTGAACCTTTACAAAGCTACAATTTAACTACCAAAGACCCAACAGATCAATATATGGTTGATGTACATGTAGATGGTAAATTATGGAAAAATGTTAATTCTTTATATGACATGAATAATGGCGAAGAATGTGTTATGATAAAAACTAGTGTTAATGGTGGCTTAACTTGTTTCTTTGGAAATAATCAATTTGGCCAACCTCCTGCATTAGGATCTATAATAAAAGTTACTTATGTAAAGACCAGAGGATCTGCTGGTAATATTGGTGGAAAGAATTTAGATATGAAATTTAAAACCCCAGGAACAGATTCTACAGGAGAAGAAATAGATCTTAATGAAGTGTTATCTTTAAACATTGTTCGTAATCCTATATTTGGTTCAGATAGCGAAGACCCTACATTTACAAGGTTAATTGCGCCATACCAAAGTAATTCATTTGTATTAGCTAATCCTAATAATTATATTTACTATCTAAGTAAGTATGATTACTTTTCTTTTGTAGACGCATATAATACAAAGGATGATCAATATTTAGATGATGACAATATTATATACTTATTTTTAATACCGGATATTGCTAAAAAGATAACAAGTGATAAAGATTATTTTAGTGTTCCTGTAGATGAATTCTCAATGACACCTGACGAAAAAGAAATGGTATATGAAATTCTAAATGAAAGTGGCCGACAGATAGTTACTGCTGAAGTTAGAATTAATGATCCTATAATTAAAAGGTATGCATTAAATATTGTTTTGAGATATGTTGAAGGATTTGATAAAGATGAAATTCATGCATCCATTAGAGAACAACTTAGTACTTATTTTATATACATAAACAGGAGAGATAGAATTCCAAGATCCGACTTAATTTCAATTATTGAAAACGTAGATGGTGTAGATTCTGTTAATGTATTTTTTATATCCGAAGCTAATGAAAAGGCTATGGCCGATGGGTTTTATGAAATTCCTGTTTATGGCACAGATCCTGTAACAGATCAAAAAGTATTAATAGAAACCAAGAAGGTAATGCTTAAAGGTGATGAGGATCCTCAAATAGGATTAGATGAATTTGGTGATGTAATTATTGGCCCTGAAGATTTGGCTATTATAAGAGGTGGTTGGGATGATAGGAATGGAACTTTTTATGAAAGCATACCTAATAAGAATACAATAAGTTCTCTTAATATTTTCTTTAAAGGTACTATTCCAAATAACCTTTATAATAAAACTCAACAGTCTAAGTTTCAAGATTTAAAAAGAACTAGAGGAACAACTATTGCAACATCAGGAAACTCAAGAAGTACAAATACTGGAAGGTTAAAAGATAACCCTACATTAAAAGCAATACAAGGAAAGTAATATGAATAAATTTACAGAAAAAAGAAAAGGTATGCCTAGTGTTTATAAAGCAACATACGAAGAAGGATGGGAATTAAAAAACTTAGGTAATGACTATAATGAAAATTTAATGAGAAATTCATTTTCAAATTATATGTTCAGAAACGAGAGACTCTCAACCTTTTTAGATTCTTACTTAAAACCAATTATGACATTTTGGATTAATAAAGTAAAATATCTTAGAATTTATTATAACTTCGGTGTACCTAAAGATTACCAAAAAATAAATTAAGATGGCTAACAATTGGCAACATTTAAATTTCTTTGACAAGAACGGTAAGTATTACAATTTTGATTATGATACTTCTGCTGATAAGTGGTCAGGTACGGTTTACTTACCTGAAGTTTCTATCGGCCTGTTTGAAGTTGGTCAACTATTTATATTAGAGGAATTTATTGATAAAGATACGAATATAAAAAAATTCGGTTTCCCACATGGGATAGAAGTTGTAACAGGAACTAGTGGATCTACCAATGGGATTTGTAATTGGGTTGCTGAATGGCAAACATCCGATCCTACTGAAATATTCTTATTTCAATTTAACATGGATTTTAATAGTGGAACACAAACATCTCTAGAAATAGAACCAGATGGACCACCATTAGAAATCATATCAGAATTAGAAATACCTTTAGACTCAGATCCTAGTGAAACGGTTAGCCCAGAAGGTTATACGATTACCAATAAGATTACATCCGAAGCTTTACAGGTTAATTTTGCGATTAGGTCAGAATCTGAGAATACATTTAAAAGAACTTTGTTAATTAAAGATGACTGCACAGGTAATGTTATTGCTGAGATTTTAGTATGGGGAGAAACTGTTGGTGAAGATGAACGGTTAAAAGTTATGACCGAGAATATGGGTTATAATATTTTAGAGTCTGACAGTATGGTATTTAGAGATACAAATATAAAAGAGCTATTACCTGATTTTGAAACTGTGAATTTAAAGAGAAAGGAAATAATGTTAGAAGGATCTAATATTTATCCTTGGATAGGTTCGTATAAAGGTCTAATAAATGCTATTAAGTTTTTCGGATATGATACTTTGCAAGTGAAGGAGTTTTGGAAAAATGTAGATGCTAATTCCCCACAATTTGGAAAGTATATACAAAGTAATAATATTGCTTTATTTGATCCTACTGTTCAATTTAACGATAAGTCAATTACACTTCCTAATAAAAGGTTTAGAAAAACTAGTTTATTCAGTTTAGTTTATAGAATCAATGAGATTGTACCAGACAGTTATGACTCTGAAGATTTACCTTTAACTGAAGAGAATTTTGATTTTACTATTGAAGAAATTTTAATTAAGTTATTTGGATTAAAGAAAAAATTAGAAAATGAATTTTTACCACTTAATGCCAGAATAAAAGATATAACAGGTGAAGCTGATTTTTTCGGTTTATTGGAGGTTACAAATACATTAAGTAGAAATGATAAGGCAGAAATTGTAGCAGGAATAGATACTAGTTTTAAGTTGTCAACCGATGATTGTATTTATATGGAAGATCTTAGGTCTTTTAGTTCTTTTTGTGTATCATCCGAAGCTATAGTTAATCAAGCAATAGTCAATTACTGTAATGCATATATAGCACCACTAACAACAGGTATTGGTATTGGTCGTAATTTAGTTGCAGGACCTATCACAGCCAGCACTATTTACCCACCGCCTCCAATTGGCCCAGATTTAAATGGAATTTATGGATTACCTTTTGATGGTGGTAATGCAACGATAAATGATTTGGCTGATGCGTTTCTTGCATATTTTACAAGGTACTCGCCTGATCTTAAAAAGGTTGGTGCTTGGCCTGATGGTGAGTCATCTTATTATTTGCCAGATAAACCAGGTATTCCTGTTGGTGCTATGACAGTATTAGAAAACGATTCATTTAATAATATAACTTGGGATAATGTAGATTCAACATGGAATCAATTAAATGATGCTAATACCTTCTTTACTTTTGATATTGACCCACAAGGTGTGAATCCTGGTGATGTATTTATTGTTAATGATCCGGATTCAAATACAGGTGCAACATACACTGCTATGGTTGGTGACACTGATACCGATGTGGTTAATGCTTTATTTAATCAATTAAAAACTCTTAAAGTTTCATTTATTGATCCTTGGGTATATTGGGATATTAGTAAAGAGAATGTTGTAACTGGGGACGTTGTTAGAATATTTGGACAAAATGTAGATAGATTAAAAGTTTCTTGTCAATCAGCGTTTGGTTCAGAACTTCTTTTTAATCAGCAGCCTGGAGAAACTTTATTTACATGGGACGGTATTGAAAGAGGAAACTTTGATGAAATTGAATGGACTATTTATAAGGAAGAGACCGATATATCACCATCATATTATAAGGTATTCAGAGGACCTCTATCACAATATAATAAGTTGCCAATAATACTACCGTATGTTGGAACATATAGTGTTGAAATGAAGCTATTTGATTTATATAACAATATTTCATCTAACGTTAAACCTGATTTTATTTGTGTAGAGAGTAGAGAGGTTGAATATTCTGGGTGGTACCAATCAAGAAAGTTAAACTATAGTTGGAATAGTGAATCAAAATATATTTGGAATGATTATGGTTCATTATGGGATTTGCCAATTACACCTGAAATTACATGGGATCAAGAAACTCCAAGTTTATATGAATCTCTTGATAGGGTAAATGCAATTTTAAATAACTTCGGTTTAGGTACATCTCCAAATTTTCAACTCTTAAACTATCAAGATGACGGTAAAGCTAGTTTTTCTGGTCCATATAGATGGGATAATTTAAATAGCGGTGGCTGGGATGACACTTATCACTTGTGGTGGGACATGACTAGTACGACTGGTGATACTCCAGCATTTTTCCAATTCAAAGAAGTTGTCCCTGAAACATATTTAAGAATAACAGACGTTCATGGAATTACCGCTGAGCATTATTTTGATTTAAGCATAACGACTTTAGCTCAAGCCGCATCCAGTTTAAATGTCAGCACAAACAAAATTATTAATAAGTATGTTTATAATGTTGTTTATGATGCATCCAGTAATCAGAAGTTTATACAAGCAGTATGTAGATATTTTGGGGTTCATGGTGATTGGGAGTTTATTGATATGGTATATGCCAATGGTGATAGAGTATGCCCATCAGGTGTAACTGGTTCGCCTTTCCCAACAGGATTTACCGGTTGCCCTAGTTTAATTTATAGAAAAGGTTTGCATAAAGCAAGCAACCCAACATGGAACACCGCTAAATTTATAAATAATGGGAAAACATTACCTAAAATGAGTTGGCTTATGTTTGTGTATGATAAATGTAAGATTCCTGGTAAAGGTAATCCTAGATGGATAATTAAGAATACAACTAACTCTAAGATGGCTGATATATATTTTGAGAGTAAATACTTAACTTATCTGTTTAAGGAATCTGGTAAATACGAGATCACTCTTGAACTTACAGATACGAATGGGAATAAATATAAAAAGGGAAGAAATATCCTAGTAATAAAATAGAAAAGAAATGGCAATTAGCGTAACAGAAATTCTTGGAACAGATTCATTATCCGGATCCAGGCTTGTATTGAACGATAACTTCAATATTTTGACCAGCGAAATTAATGCAATGGAGGTTTACTTTAACCCTACGGCTGGTACTATAACTAATCTTAACGATTTAAAAACAGAATCATTAAGAGTAGGTTTAAGTACTATCTTATTAGATGTTAATGCTTCCACATTTGATGTTTTAACAAACGTCAACATGACAGGTAATCTAAACTTAAATGGTGGTGGATTATTTAGAAACGACGTAGATCCACAAACCTTAAACGATACATTTGCAGGTGGATCACCAATCCCAATTGGGACTAGCACCGCAGTACCACCTTACACAGTAGAGCGTGTAGGAAACAGTTCAGGTACTACTGTAACCATTCAATTAAATGATGGTTCAATAGGCCAAGAAATATTCTTTGTTTATTCAGAGGCACAAACTGGTATTGTGGAAATAGGCGGGGCTGTAAATCCTATTGTTTTAGATGGGGGTAATAAAGTTCAATTAGCTGCACAAGGACAGTCGGTCCATTTATTATGTGTTGATAATGGTACAGGAAATGGTGACTGGTATTTAGTAGGTGGTAAATATTCTGCAATAGTTTAATAAAAAGAAAAGAGATACATGGCAACGACGCCTTTAATTAAAACACCGCAGGCTGATGGAGGTACATTTTATACCTTCTCTTCATCTGCGAGAGATCTTTCAAAGACCCTTAACAATGATCAGCTTAAGTTGGTCTTTTCTAAGTTTGTGCTTTTAAATTTACCGGACTTTGATAAATTAGACCCAAATATAACAGGCTCTCTTGATTATGCTAACTATATGCAATTTGATACTATTGATGGTATGATTGCAAGTGGTGGCTTAAAAGGTGATCCTAATGTTAATTTTACTGAGAGTCTTCAGAATTACGCGCTGAACTTAGAGGAATTGATTATTAGTGATGCTTCTTATGATAATACTATACAGAGATCTGTTGCTGAAAGAGTATTCTTTAAGTGGTTAAAGGAGACTGGTGCTATGAGGTTCCGTGCTGCTACTACTTTAGAAAAGAACCCAGGTGTGGCAAGGCCATTATTTGTGGAAGAAGATTCTATAAGTACTGCAACGGAAGAATATAACCGAGTAGTGAAATACGTAGGTGATATTGATATTGTAAACAATGTAGATAAAGCAGGTGAAGCTTATACAGAACTTTACATTAATGTACCAACTGAAGTAGGAGGAACTCCAACTATTCTATTTGATTCTATATCGGATGCAAATTATCAACCTAGTTTAAAAATTCAAGGTAAAGACGAATTTATATTAGGTCGTAATGCAAGCACAATTCAACCACAAGGATTAAGCATTAATGCATTTTATGATTACGATCAACCTTTATTAAACCCAACAGGGCCAGCTGGTTATACTGATCCTAATGCAAATTGGATGGATGAATCAACTCCGCCAACGACAATAGATTCTTATTTTACTGAACCTAATACATTTACTAATCCTACTAGTGTTTTTATACAAAAATACCCTGCTGATTATGGCAGTCCTATAGGATATAATGGAACTGCATATATTAGATCAGAATTGGATGGTATTTCAGTTGACTTTACACCTAATGATTATGAGCAGATTATAACAGATCCTACTATTTCTACCATTGCACAATTTAATGGAACTGATTTAGCAAGTACATTTGAATTTAATGCAGTATTGGTTTATTATGATTTAGTAGATACTAGCAATACCGCAAACACTGTAACAAATCTTTATGGTATTTTACTTGTAGACAATGTTACCCCAACAACAGATGGTGGCTATATTCAAAGATACCCAAAATATAAACCTAATAAAGTTACTGGGCAAAATGGAAACAGTTATGGATTTAAAATTAATTTACGATTTGATGCTTCGCCAGGATCGGCCGGCATCGACACAATTGTTAATGACTATAATACATTTTCAATGCAGCTCTTCAGTGAAGCAACTGCACAGTTACAGGAATCGGCTAAAATATTCCAAACACAGCAATTAGAAATATCTACAATAGACCAAAAGGTTCAATCATTAGAAAATCAAATTACTAGTGTAGCGGATGTAACTTCACTCCAAGCGCAAATCACAAGTGTACAAAACCAATTGGACAATGCTAACTTGGCTTTTGCAAATGACACCGTTTTGTTAGATCTTATTGCAAAAAATTCGGATGAAATACAAGCATTGGCAAATGGCAATGTACCTATTACATTACAATACAATACTGATGTATTAAGACAAGGTACAGGAATCATAGTAAATAATAATATACCTAATTTAGTAACCATATCATTAGCCACACAAGAATATAATTTTATGGTACCTTTTAATACTAGTGAAGTTCAGGTCACATCTGCAAACCCATTAAATTTAAATCAGGCTATACCGAGGGTGTTTGCTCAATTAGAGACTTATACTAACATGCTGAGATTAGATACTGTTAATGAGGCTGGTGGAGATTTAAATATTTATATTAATGATACTGATATTCAATGGAGTACTGGACAAACATTAAGATTAACATTTAATAATGATTTAAATATAGGATCAAGAAACATTAGAGTATGGACCGATGCATCTGACAGATTAAATACTGGAGTTTATGGTGTATCTATGGGAGTAATACCAAATGCTATTATTTCAACAAAACCCATTATTGAATTTATATGTACTGAGCAGGGTGTGTTAAGTTTTGTATATGACTGTATTAAATAAATAATAAAAGAAAGAAGATAACTAATGGCTGAAAATAATTCAATATCAACAATGTTACCAGAGCTTCTTAGACTTTTTAACAATTCTTTAGAGAGTTTTGAAAAGGTTAATCAAGCCATAACTTCCAGTAACGAGTCAGTTACAATTAACATTCAGAATAATGATGGTACTAATGCTAGAGTAACAATACCTAGCTTTGGGTATTTAAAAAATTCAGTAGATAGATTACAATCAAATATTGATACTATTACTAATTTAAATGGAGCTGATAGTTCTATAAGATTAGCTGATGGGACATTTAGAAAGTTGGTTTTAGCTAAACTACCTACAGAAGCACCAGACCTATCTTCTATTAATTCTATTAATACTTTTGATATTAAACCTAATTGGTTTTTTGAAGAATTAATTAATCCATTACTTTATGTATCTTTTGATTTAACTGGCCAAGTGCCTATTGATACTGAAAGAGCTATTATACAAAGATACATTTTAAATACCAATACTCAGACTAAAATAAACTTTTTTAATAATTCATATGAAGGTAGGTCTGATATTTCATTTAACACCTTTTTACAAGATATTGTAGAAAAAAATATATCTTATGTATTAGATGAAGCCGTTGTTGATTTACCACCGAGAGATAAAAGATACTTTGGTAACTTTAGTGTATTGAGAATATCAGACGCCACTGTTACAGAGGAAATAAACGGTGTTAGTGTCACTTCACAAAGAAAACAATATAAACTAAATAAGATATTTTATACTGACACTGAAGCTGATTTTGATGATACTATACAGCTTGCGGTTGGTGATAGCTTAGAGGTAATTACAAATCCTATTAATACAAGATATAGAATTACTAAACTAGATTCTAGTACAAACACAGTTATTCTAGAATTAGTAGAAGGGTCTGCGCCAATAAGAATAGGTTCGGACATATTAAAAATATCCTCAGCATTAGAAGACAATATACAAGTTGATGTAACCGTTGGATTTAATGAAAGGTGTGTTACTTTTGTAAAACCTATTGACCCAGAATCAAAAATACCTTCAGTGAACTGGTCACCAGGTAGTGCATTTTACACGAACACTTTAACCACTATCAATTCAGGTGGAGTAGAACAGACATTATCAGAATTTTACCAACAGAGTGCAATAGATTTTGGATCTATGCTTCTTTCTTTTGCAAACGATAAGATACCTACAACAAGAGAAGGTGCTAAACCTAATCCGCCTACATTAGACGCAAGTGACTTTGGCGTCAAGTTAATAAATGGGCAGGTTAGTAATTCTCCGGCTATTATAGAACTTACCGATTTAAGTAATCAAAAAAATACAATTGAAGCTACATTAAAAGAATTAGATGGCGCTATAGTACAGAGTAGAGCAAAAATACAAACTACCAACTATTCAACTAACGTTGAGCGAGATGCTGATAAAAATGCTGCACAAGGTTTAATAACAGAGAGATCTTCACAGGCCGAATTATATGCATCTGTAGTTAAAGAAATAGATGCAAAAGGACAAGATAATTCTGTTGCTAGTATATCACCTAAATATAGGGTAAGAGGTTTTTGGGCAATGCCTGAGGAAAGATCCACACCAGCAACTGGCCCACAAGCAGTCGTTAAATTTAAAACAAGATATCGCTATTTGTCTAGTGATGGTGCCGCTAACCCGGTAGACCAATTTACTTTTGTTGATGGATCAGGCAAGAGCCAAGGTGCATTTTCTAATTATAATATTGTAGATAGTACCTTAAGACCTAGAGAAAAGAATCCTATCAATGGTACTTATCAATGGGTTGATATAAATGCTGATAATGCAGAAGCTGTAAATATTAATCAACTAGACATACCTATTAGAAAAGGTGAACAAGTAGAAATACAAGTTAAATCTGTCTCTGAGGCAGGATGGCCATCGAATCCGTTAGAGAGTGATTGGTCAACTCCAGTTATAATTGGATTCCCTGCTGATCTTAGTTCTGATAACGCGGTAGAATCAATTATTAATCAAAATCAACAAGATAGAGCAAAGGTTGCATTAGAGCAAGATTTAGGTGCTAAAGGAATAGATGAACATTTAAGTAGTTCGTTTACTGCAAATGAAACTTATTTTGCTCATTCATCACCAGTAATAGCATCAGGGTTTTTATCAGAGAACCAAACCCCAATTGATTTGTTTACTAAATTAACTGAGATGCAAAATCAATTAGATTTGTTTTCAGAAATACTAGCAAATGCAAAAGGGAACTTGGTGGTTACTTTAATTGATGATCAAGGAAATGTTACTAACCTAAAAAGAAATTCGGTAACTAAAATATTTGCTGGTTTTTATTCACAAGAAGTATCTAATCTTGATGATCCTAGAGGTGCAATTATATCAAAAACATTCTTTATTAATTTAGCTAACAACGAACAAACAGGATTAAGAATAGTTTCTAGGATTGCTGGTAACAGAGGGAGAATGGTTAAACAATCAGAAAATCCTGGTTATACGGTGGTGGATGTTACTTCTGGTAATACCATATTACCTGCAACATATTCATGGCTAGATAATAGCGCGGCTAATCAATCAAACAGTAGAGCTACATATTCATCAGATGATACTGATTATAATACAATTAGAAAATACGACTTAACGCCAGAGCTTTTAACAAATCCAACAGTTGATTCTTCATGGCCTTATGGTCAAACTGTATCAACTCCGCCATTTCAATCTTCACAAAACAAAAACCAATTTATTTATAGTAGATTTAGTGATGTATCAAATGAAGGTAATTTTTATAACTACCAAAGACCTAATGATGATTTTTACACTTTTAACTTAGATAGTATAGAAAATTTTTATGGTAGAACAAGTGATACTGGGGCGGTTGTATCTGGTGAATTTATTTGGGGTGGAGGTTTCGATAATGCTGGTGCACCTACTACAGCTACAGGATATCCACTAGGGGATCCTAATACATTAGAACTTCATACATCTCACCCATATTTAACTAGTTATGCTACATACAAAAAGGCATATGAGAATACTACTGGTGATACAGTAACATTACCACTTGATGCAACGGGTGGGGTTGATTGTACTAATAGTGGAAATGGTACTGCGGATGTTTTATTTAGACATTCTAGATTTATACCTTTACAATCGGATCAAGATAAAGGTAAACAGCAAGCAATTTATTTAAATGAAAATATTAATGATCTACAAGCACTAGGAACAACAGGGTTACTAAGTGGTGCAGCCTTTACCTCTACTGGTCAAACGATTCAAGCTAGCCCGTCATTATATAATACTACTTTAGTAGAATTGCAGTCTGTTAATGGTGGTAAAGGTTATAGCAGAAATACTAAAACTTCCTTTGAAAATTTTGACCAATACTTATTAGGTGAACAGACTTGCGGTTCATATTTATTTATGTCTTCTGATGATCACCAAAATATTCAAGTTAGTGGAGATTCTATACAGTCACAAAGAATAATACAGTTTGGGCAACAGAATTCTATAAATATACCTTTGGTGTTTCAATATAGAATGACTGATTATTTCGGTACTGGTTCTGGTGCCGCTGGTGGGCTAGGTAATATTGGAGGTGATTCGTCTGGTGCAACAGTAAACGTCACGTATGCTAAGAAAGTAGGATTTGATATATTTCCTAATAACACAGATGTATATCAATATGACATTGAGGTATTTTCTAAATATAGATCTGATAATCTTAATATTGATGTATTCCCTACACAAACAGTTACAAAAGGTCTAAACGACCTAGAAAAGGTATTAACTAAATTAAGTCCATCAGTTACTGCTACAAGAGTAAATGAAATTGTTAGAACAGGTGGAGTCAACTCCCGTGGATCTGGTGGAGTTGATCGAGGTTTTGTTAGTGTTGATGCTAATATTTAAGCATTTAAATTTTCACAACCTTCATGGTGAATAAATAAAAAAAGTGAAAATTAAATGGCTGAAAAACTTTTTGATAAAGCGTCTTATAGTATAATTAGAACTAATCCTAAATTAACAGGTAATGTTAAATTAGTTAGTAATGGTGAAGATTTATATCTAGAATCTTTTAGTGCTAATACTCAACTGGCAACATCTACATTTAAAGCATTTAAGTTAAGTGGTAAAGAAACTTATGATACTGATGTATTTAAGTTCTTTCAGCTTGGTAAATTCCCAACAGATTTAGCATATGAAGTATTTCAGGAATATCAAGATGTTTCTGTTTTGTCACAGTATCAAAATCAGTATGAAATGTTTTACTCAGCTGGTACTAGATCAGTAGCATCTGAAGCATATTCTGAAAACTTAGGTATGCTATCTCCACTTTGGCTAAATGAACAAATACCTAACAAGTTTGTTATATTTAGAATAGATAACCCAGCAGCAGTAAATAACATAAACCAAAGTTTACAGAATGTTAATAGCGCAGATGCACAAACATCTATTGCATTTACTAAGAATGTCTTAGAGAACTGTACGGCAATTAAAACATTTGACCTGTCTTCTAATAGCTTATTAGGATCTTATATTAGAAATTATAGAAACCAAGATTCGTTTCCAACAACACCCCTTAATGTTAGCTGGAGGCAAGATGAGCCTATACAATGGAACGGCATAAATTATAATAGAGGAGGGTTTACTTCTTCTGGTAGTTTCTCGTATGATGATCTGGTGGTTAATGATGCTACCATAATCCAAAACGAGCATTTTTTTACTGAAGGGTTTCAGCGTAATAATATTCTTTTAGCAAATTTAATAAATATGGAATTTTTGTTTTCTGATACTAATGCAAAGGATTATTCATTAAATAGGTATTTCGGTTTATATGTAAATGAAGTAGAGGAGGGGTTGTTTGATATTTCTGGAGAAGGTTTTTATAAGAATACCGAAAAGACACAACTACCAAAAATAAAAACAATTACACAAGTTTCTGAAGAACTTAATACTCCGTTTGAGATGACTAATGAAAATGGTTTATTAATATATTTAGATCCTGCTAAAACAACTACAATAACAGGTTTACCTACACCACAAAGAGTTAATGAGGTTGAATCTATATTTTATATTAAGGATAAGAATGAACAGTTTCATACTGTTAAAAAAGGATCTGTTTGGGGAGAAAATCAAATTAGGTTATTTGATACTATAATGGATATTTCAACTATAGCAGGATATAAACAACCTGATACTTTTGCTGATGCATCTATAATTTCAAGAAAAGGTAAAGCTATAAGTTATTTTAAAATCTTAGAGGAATTGACTGATGGGTTTAAAATTACATTTTATGATGGTTTAGATTTAGTAGGGGAAGTTGCTGCATCTACTGCAACAGTACCTATACCTGGCAATCATAAGTCACAATTTTTTAATCCTAATGGTACACCTGAAGAAATTGCTAAATCAATAGAAGGAGCTATCAATAATGGAATTTCATTAGAAAAAAGATTTTTTGAAGCTACTCATAATAATGATACTGTATATGTGCAGTCTAGGTTTTCTGGTAGCAGATTTAACAGATTAAATTTTGTTATAGATTATGCACAATATCCACTTATGGTTAATAATATTACTTCATACCCTATTACTTCTATCATAGAACCAGGTAAACATTTTGTTGGTGGAAATGATGTTAATAATTCTTTATTAAAAGTTAATAATGGCGACCAAGAAAGATTTAAAAAAGGTAATTGGGTTCAATCAAAAAACGGTTTTGCTGAAATTGGCGACTGGGTTCCTTATTTAGATGAACCTATAACAAACCAAAACGGTACAGTGTTAGGCTATACAGGTGTAAATGAATATGCGATAATTACATTAGATGATAATCAAATAAATGTTACTAGGACTGGTCAAGTTGCATTATATTCTGATTATAGACCTTCGTTTGGTAGATTTTCAATTTTTCCAATAAAGGATTTTGATTATGACTTTTATAGTAAGCTATACAGTCAAATGGGAGAACTGGAATATGAAGAAGATCAATATAACCAAACCGATGCGAGTGGTAGTTTTACGGGTATAAGTGCTAACCCTGAGGTTAGAGAATTTTATAGGGATGGTGGATTTACTAGATTAATTGGTTTATTAAGATCAGCAGACCCTGATGAAAGTTTTGACTCTATAATAGAATCAGAATATGATAGACTAGAAGAAAACTATTTAAAGCAACAGGCTGTAGCATCTAGAGTCATACCTTATATAAATAAATGGTCTTGGGTTAATGATGGTAAAAATGTTAGGAATTTACCTTATGGATTAAACTTAAGTGAAGCGTTTAGTCAAAATAACTTTGCGCCTTCCAAGTATTCAATTGGGCAAGAGCCACTGGGCTTTTCACATGAGTGGTATTACTTATGTGAATTTCCTTATTACTTTAATAATGAAGCAATTAAGAGTTCATGGAGTTATATTGATAATGCACCAACTGATACCATTGAAGAAAATCCTTTTACTGGGGCTGTGTATACACCAGGAACATTCCAAAGAGTAGATAAAGATTATTTTAATGATTATTTTATAGTGGATAAGTTTACGACAGGTGGTACTATTAATTTAGTTGATAGACAACTTAGATATGGTAGATTTAGTGGAGGCGATGAAAAGAATTTTGCTGAGGCGTTTTTGAGAGGAGTTAGAGTAATTGCTAAACCTAAAGCAGATGCTTTTGAAAAGCCTAATTTTAATGCTAGGTCAATTAAGTATGTTAATGACGGTAGGTTTAATGATTATAGATTTTCAGTTATGCTTGTTCCTAATGCACCAGATAAACCTGAAGTAGAGGTTAAGTTTATAAAAAATGATAAGTGGAGAACCGTAGTAATGTTAATCTTTTTAGATTTAAGCAATGATTGTATAAATGGCCCTGGTGACCAGAGTATTGATCGTACAACCTTATATTCATTTGGAAGTGATTACAAAACACAGTTACCGCCTAATGAGTGTGAACCTGAAATTAACCCTATTGATAATACTTTTATGTTTGAAGCCGGTGAAGTCCAAGGGGCAATAAATTTAGCTAATGTGTCATGGAATAGCACAGTTGGCGCTTATCTTTTTCAAGGGCAACCAGACGTAAATGGAATTCCTACAAGGTTTTTAAGAGATCTAACGAGAGGGGCAAACGGGCAGTTTAACAGAATTGAATTTACTATAGGGTCTGATGTATACCAAATTGGTGGAATAGTAAGAATTGTTAGTGATACCGAATTCTTTGCAACTAGGATTACGGAAAACGGGTTGACTTTTATTCCAGGTGGACCTAACCCATCTCCGTTTTCACTGTTAACTGCAGATTATATTACTATTGGTGGTGGCTTTAACACTTATTCATCCAGGCTTTCTGATGTTGGTTTTGCTACATTATTTAAAAATATTAATCAAGGTAATCCAACAATAATTTATGAAACTATAGATAAGGATGGGAATAGGGTTTTAGATAAAGATGGCAATCTAGGTCAAACGTTTTCAATAGAATTAAGAGCCCAGGCAGATATATTAAAATCTGTGTATATAGGTGTATTACCTGACCCTGCAAAACCAACTGCATTTAACTTAACTGATATTATTGGATATGACTTGTCTTTGCAAACTAAACCAAGAATAACTCCTATAGGTAGGCATGCTGGTTATTATCAACCAACGGCCCTTGATGTTATATTTTTTAGAGATCCATATTTAAATATTGATTTTGATAGTGTGACAGGTGGAACTGGAATAACTGGCGGTTCTATTAATGATGAACTATATAAGATAAAGGTTAAAGAATTATGTAGATATGAGAATACTCAATTTAATAGTAGTGATTATGAAAACTTTGGACAAATAAAGAATTTATTTTATCATAAAGTAAATGAAGAAGATCCATCTACTATACTTGAACTTTCCACAGAAAGTGCATTCTTAAGTTTATACCCTCTTATTAATGAGGTAGGTATTGCAAGTAGGGACTTTTACGCGTTTTCGTCTAATTGGGAACCTTCTTATTTTAGAAAAAGTATTGATAAGTCTAAGATTGAATCTATTATAGGTACTAGGGCAATGACTGAAAAGAAGTCGTTCTTTGGTTCAAAATATTTAAAGGTACCTCAACTAATAGAATTAGAAACATTTATACATTCTCCTTTTACTGAAGGTGCTATAAAGCAGCCTAGTTTAATTGATGGGACATTTATTACGCGAGAAAATGAAACTAATGTTAGATTTTATATGTTCATACAAAAAAGATTAGAAGAGTTTTTGTTTGATCCAATTAAAGAAGAGTTTAAAAAGTACATAAAACCTGAGTTTAGCTTTGGTGACATTGAAACGTTAGACGATGATGTGTTAAGGTATATTAGGCAAAATGTTTTACAATTATATAAAATAGAAAACGTAGATTTTTATGTTAAAACTTCTAGAGAAATTTCATTGTTGGATTTTTCAACAGCCGAATTAACTAATTCTGAAAAGGTTTTGGCTGGCCTAACAGTAAACACTGCAATAGGATCGAAATTATTAAATACTAATCCATTTGATCTAAGCCTAATATATAACAAAAGGAAAGGTTTTACTGAGTCTTTTGGTTTCAGTATAACCATAGTTAAAAAATAAGAATATAATGGCAATAACTATACAAGATTTGATAGCCTCTGATACTATCTCTCAAGCTGTTGATAAAATAAATTTTAATTTTGATCAGCTCTTGTTAAATGGTGGAGGGCCAGTAGGTCCTAGTGGCCCACAAGGTACACCTGGCCCAATCGGTGGTAGAGGGGAAAGAGGATCTGATTGGTATGATGGGACGGTTAATCCTAACACAATTATAGTATCACCTTCACTCTTACCTGGTGATTATTACTTACAGAGCGATGGTCAAGTATGGGAATATAATGGAACTACTTGGTTTACGACACCAGTTAATTTAACAGGTCCTACTGGAACCCCAGGAACCTCTGATGGTTGGCTATATATCGGTAATGATGGATCTGGTAATGTAATTCCTGCAAACAAAAATACATTATACCCTTCAGGTATGCCAGGTGGTGCTGGTGCTAATGCTTCTAACGAAGGTGTAGCTATGGTTTTAGTTGGAGGTGTTACTACACAAACCCCAACAGTAGGATATAGTTATTCAGCTGCATATGAATTAACTGATGATATGACAGCTTCTTTAGACTCATCAAGAGTTAGTATGCTCATACATCAGAAAAACACATCTGCTAGGGCTATTAAGTTTATGGGAGGTGATGCTCTTCCCGAAAATTTTGAACAAGATAATCTTGGTAACTTAGCCGAAATTTATTTAGGTGCCGATGATGTACTTAACATAAACATACCTAAAGTAACTACACCAACCAGCACATCATCTGCAATTGGATTTAATTTATACAGTGGACCGCGCGGTATGAATTTTAGGTCTGGGAGAGGTGTTAAGTATGTAACTGGTGGAATAGGTAGTGGTTCTGGTGGATATGATATTGCGGATTATGAAATTGAAATAAATGAAGTTAATGCTGCGTTACCTCCAGCATTTAGTGTTAATGTTCTAGGTAATAAATCTGGATTATTTCAATTAGGGCAGACTACCCCTCCTACAACTAATGCATTTAATGGTCTTGCTTATTTAGGGGCTGATGAAATTTTAATTGATGGTAGAACTTCAATAGAATTTAAATCTGATGCAAGTACATATATATTTGATGGATTAAGTAGTATTTCAACTGCACCGACAGGTTTAGTTGCATATACAGCTGGAGAATCTTTAACTAAAATTGGTTTTGATGGGGGTGTTGTACCAGTCGGTCAGATATCTTATAATACTGTAAACTCAAATTTGGAAGGCTCAACCGGTACTGATAATTATCTAGTCTCATGGGGTGCTCAGAATACATTACAAAACCAAAATTGGATAATGTCTGGGGACGCAATATATCCTAATCAGACTGATACACAAAAATTAGGGTCGACTTACGGCGGAGGTATTAGAGCCCTCCATCTTTCAGGTGGAGATAGTACTGGTAATAGTCTCTTGTCTTTTTATGATGATCTTGGTACATATAATAGAAATACATTACAAATATCGGGTGGCAACTCACCTAGCACTGGGGTTGTGAGATTTGTACCAGGGGATGAGCTTTCCTTTCAACCACCACTCACTGGATCTACAAGGTCAAATACTAATACGCAATTTCAGCTTAATCTAACCTTTGCTGAACAAAATGAGGGAAGTAGTAGTGGTAGTTGGTATCAAGGAAAGCTTCCTGGTACCGTAATGGTGATTGGTAGTAGAACCGTAAGCGGGAAGCTAAGGAATGGTACTACGAGCACAGTTAATTATGGTAAGATAGAAATTGCACCAAAGACCAATTCTGCTGGGCAATGTACCGGAAAGGAAATGGCTGGTATATGGGCCAGGCCAGAGGAGACATCAACTACTGCAGGTGGTACTACCAACAATTACTGGCAGAATAAACCAATAGTTTTTAAAGGCTCAGATGGCTCAGAGACAACTACGTCTGGATCTAGACATTATGGTGGTGGTGCAGCTGTTCTTGGTGGTGATGGTGGAAATACATCAGGGCAAGCTGGTTGGGTTACTCTTTCACCAGGTGGTCAAAATCAGCTTGTCGCAACTGAATATGGTAAAGGTGTTCAAATTGGATATAATCCATACTATGACTTACCTAATGGTGCATCTACTAGCGAGGAAAATGCTACTAGGAGATCTGCTGCCCAGATAACAATAGGACCGCCTCTTACTATGAATAGCACATCATGGAATCCTAATTATAAAAAGGATGAAATATTTTTAAAGATTCATCAGCCGCCATCTATAATTAACATCGGTAATACTGATGAGGAAAGAAGAAATGAATCTAGATATGTAATGATGGTTAAAAGTTGCTATTCCGATGCGGATTCAGCTGGAGCAGTAGCTTTTTATAATAGAAACAATTCTAACGGTATAGAATTCTACCCACATTTAGGAGCAAACGATTTTAACCCGCATGTTGAAGAGAATGATACTTTAATAATGCACATGAATAATGGAACAAATGGAGCTGTGCAAGTAGGAGCTGGTGAAGGTGGTTTAGTTATTGGTGCTAAAGATGGTTATTGGGGAGCAATGAGGATTAATCAGGGTGGTGATTATGATGGGCGAGTCGTTAATAACCCAAATGAACCTAAACTACAGTTTTATGGACATGGAAATTATTCTAGTGTAGACGACTTCCAAGATCTAGGATTCCAAGTTAGAAGTATTAACAGTATAGTCGATCATCCTAATGTACTTTCCTGTGATTCAACCAGAAGTATTTTTGCGTCTGGGTGGATGAAAGCTAAACAGGCTGGTGGTATTGCTATTAACGTTAATAATTCATATATACATTGGCAACGAATAGGTAACACAATATCGTGTCATGGTAATATACAGTTTGGTAATGGTGTCGGTCAAAGAATTGTATATCTACCGGTTAAAGGAACAAGTGGTGGTGCCAATCTTGTTAGAGGACACTGTGATATAGTAAAAGGAGGAACTTTAGATGATGTGACTGGCCATGTTGTTCAAGTTGGTAGTGACAGATTTAGTTTTAGAAGAAATGCTGCTTGGGTAAGTTTAGCCAACTCAAATGTACACTTCTCATTTGCTTATATAATGCTATAAACATAATATTAAATTTTTAAAAATGACAAAAAAAGAAAAGAAAGAATTAACTGAATTTATTGACAAATACAAACAGATTGAAACATCTATTGATCTTATGCAAAAAAGTATTCTTAGCTTAGCAGAAAAGAGAGATGATCTATTTAATGATCTTGAAAAAATGAAAGTTAATGAAAAACAGTTTATGGATAAGCTAATAGAAAAATATGGAGAAAGTAATGTTACACCATATAAGTTATTACAGGTCTACGAAGAAGGATTATGATAATTATAAAAAACATAATACAAATACTAACTGATCCTAAAAATACAAGAATGTTTTTATTAGGTGGTATTGTAGTGTTATTTATTTTATTATTTAGACAATGTGAACAAACAAATATAGCAAAAGGAGAAGCTGTTAAAATTAGCAATAATTGGAAAGCATCATTAGATACAATTGAAAATTATATTGATAAGAATGGTAATGCTGCCGCTGAAATAAGAGCTCTTAATTTATCTATAGAAGAAATAGAAGGACAGTTAGAATTTGAAAAAGAAAAACCACCTATAACTATTATTAAAACAGAAACGGTAATTAAAGAAGTTATAGTAGAAGTTCCGGTAGTTATATTAGATACAATTATAAATACCGTGGTTGGTGATTTTAATTCAGCCTTAACGTTTTCAGATAAAAAGGAATGGGGTAAAAGTTCTAGAATTATTGATGCTATAATACCTTATAAAACTTCTGATAGTCTTATATCATTCGGTAATGCTAATATAGGATTAAAGCAAAATATATTTTTAACTGCATCATTAACAAGAGATGTTAAAACAAAAGAATTATTTGTAAATCTTTTAACCGATTATCCTGGTACTACATTTAATAGTGCCGAAGGAATATTAATTGATCAAAAGAGTAAAGCATTTAAAGGTTTACAATATGAAAACAGAAAAACCATAGGTCTAGGTTTACAATTAGGCGTAGGTTTAACTGGAAATCAAATTAGCCCATACATAGGTATAGGTTTAAATTATACACCAAAGTTTTTACAATGGTAAATAAATAAAAAGAATGGAATCATCTAAATTTATACAACTATCAGACGGTATATTATTGGAGTATATTTATACTAGCCAATCAAACCCAACGGAGCTTAATACAGGTACTTATCCTATTGAGATAATGAGGGATGGGCATACTGGTGGAAGTTTTCTTTTTAATACAGAAGCAGTATCACCAGAAATGGGGAACTATAGAGATATATCTGCAGTACCTATTAACGAGAACAAAACACAATACGCGTATTTAGATACCGACGTAGGTGTACCTTATAACGATTTTGATCCAGAATTAACTGATAGTGTAAATTTATTACAATCCTTTAGCCCACAGCAAAACATTGCATATGATAAAATAAGAATACATTTTATATCAGGATTTACATTCACTGGATATGACGGTATAATATTTGAAACTTTAATACCGAGAAGAGATGGTGTTTTGCTTAATCTTTCTTCTATTAATTTTTTAAAGAATGATACACCAGTATTTAACCCAGACCCAGTATTAATAAACGATAAGTTATTTGCAAGTTACATAGAATGGAGAGTACCTTCATTGTTCTTTATGAATAACACCTTTAATACAGGAGATCCTAACGGATTAGGGTATAGGTTAACTGAAGGTCAAGGATTTTTAAGTACACCTACAATTACATTTAAAGCTACCGGTATATATGAAACTATAGTAGATAACGGATATAGTTATTATAATGTTGAAGAGATAAACGCAGCAACATTTGCAAGTAGAGATATATACGATAATCTTTACGCAGAAGTTAAGGAGGCTGATGGTGGAGACTATTTTGAATTGAGTGGTCAGGTTACCGGTTCAACTTTTGCTAATTTTATTGCTCAATTAAACTCTTCTTCTGGTGGTGCTGATAATATAGTATTTCATGAAATTAATGTAAGTGAACAAATAGGTACAAACTTTATAAAAACCAGCACACAAGTATTTACACAAACTACGAATTTTGATAACCCTATTTTATTTAGGCCTATTATTTTAAACAGTGCAGTTGCCGCGTCGTTTTCTATTAATTATATGTTAAGAATTTATAACCGAGCTGATAATACTCAAATAGTGAAAATTGCTAAATTGACTTCATTTGATGTTAATAAGTATGGTCGAAGATTAATGAAAATAAATTTAGGTGTAGTACCAACTGTTGCTAATGTTTATAATCAAGTAGCAGAAGATGATGGTAAAAACATAATTGTAAATAATGGCGGTGTTGGTAATAATCCAGGACAGACGTCAGATCAAATAGTAGAACAGCTGGTAGTAAAGACAAAATATGTAACTTCATTTAGAGATAGAATAAATGTAAAGGCTGCAATTTCACCAGCAAAAATACAAACAATAACAGAAAACGATGGCAGCACAACAGAATAACGCGAAGACTACTTCAAATGCAAATACTAACATGCCGAATGAAACTACAACACCACTAGGAGTTCAAACTGATGTTGCAGTTACTGCTGAGAGTTATGAATATTTTAAAAAATTTACTTCTTTAAATCCTGGTGCAGAACCTTTACCTGAAGGCGATGGGACTATTAGGATTTCCCCATTTGATGACTATATAATTTTTACATTATTCGATGAAACAGGCAATGATGGTGAGCTAGCAGATACTCCAATTGACTTAAGTAATGTTGGAACTTTAACATTAGTTTTTATTGGTGAAACCGATGAAATAAGAATTCCTAACTGGACACAAGTACAAGAGGTTGACCTTTCGCAAGGACAGGTGTTATTTAGAATAAGTAAAGAAGATTCCAAAAAGATCTTAGCTTTAGATAATAATATTTTTTATGTATCTACAAGAATGGAGAATGAAAGTGGAGTTAGTGACGAAAGTGCAATTTATTCAGGTACCTTTTTAAGTTTGCAAGATTCTGTACAAAAAAACATGACAGATAGATTAAATCGCCAAGCTGCAATATATGCTGCTGATATGGCAGGTAAGCAAAGAATCATAGATAATTATGAAACTGAACTACGTGAAATGATTTCGTTAGATGAAGATCAAACTGCAACAATAGCTGGATTAGAAGCATCTAATTTACAATTAACAAATGAGTTAGCATTATTATCAGAACAGTTAGGAAGTACTGAATCTGAATTGGCATTAAAGACTTCTCAGTTAATTGCACAGTCATTGGAAAGATTAAAAAGAAAAAGATCTCAGATATTTGCCATACAAAAAAATGCTAAAGCACAGGCTTCTAAAGCAAAATCTATAAGCTTTTATAAACAGGCCGCTAAACTTAATGAAGACTTTGTTTCCACTGCTAACCCAGTGTATGACCCAGAGCCTGGTAAAGGGGTTCTTATTGATCCGGACTATAACCCAAACCAAGGCAGTGATTTTTTAAATAAATAAGAGATGATATTAAGCGCAAGAAATAATCAGTTTAAATTTGAATTTCCTAGAAATTTTATACCTAAGGAAATTTCAGATAAGTATAAGCCATACTTAAATAAGATGCCAGGCTCTATGATTAAAGAACCTATTGATTACTTTAATTATGGAATACAGTCAATGAATTTACCAGGTCCTTCATTTGATCCAATATCGCAAAATGATTTTCCTGGAAATACTAGAAAGTTTAGAACTAGTTTACCTAAACAAGAATTGTTTGATAAATCATTAACTATAACAATGCAAGCGTTTGATGGTTGGGTCAATTATTGGATGGCTATCGAGGTGTTTGATTATTATTATAAACAAAGTGGAAAAAATCCGTTTGTACCAGAAGGAGTAGGATTACAAATGATTGATGGTAATGGCAATATTTTTGTTACATGCCAATTAAAGGATATGATTTTTACTGGTGTTAGTGCATTGGATTTAAACTTCTCAAGTAACACGATAGAATTTCAAACATTTGATATTGACTTTAGCTATAACTTATTAGAAACTGTAGTTAATCTTACTTAATATATAAACAAATAGAAACAGCAATGAAAACATTTAAAGATTACCTTACTGAAAGCCATAATGAATCTATAGATATCCAAAATCTATTAAACGAATCTTATGATTTAACAGAAGAGCAAGAAACTGCAATTGATAATGCAGTAGATAGAATTATGGAGGAACATAATAACGGAAAAGACTTAGAGGTTATTATGGAGGAAATAATTAATGAAGGTATATTAGGATCTGTTTTAGGTGGTCTTACCGGTTTTGCTTTAGGTAAATCTGTAGGAAAGGCTATTGCAAAAGTACTAGGTATTCAAAAAGGAGCCTTGTATGATTTATTAACCAGTCGATTAATCGGTGCTGCATTAGGAGCAGTATTAGGTAAAAGACTCTAATCCATTATAATTGATTTACTCAGGTATAGATTTTTCTCTTAATAGTCCAGGTACATGTACACAGGACCATAAAGGCAAATACACATTTATTACATTCTTTAATTACGGTAATAGAATATGGGATGAAGAAGGTAGAAAGATACCGAAGTCCTTTTCGGTTCATAAAGAATTAATGGACGATAAAACAATATTAGGGTTTCCTTATTATAGACAAGTAAAGGATAAGGACTTTTTACTTAGGGAAAGAGAAAAACTCACAGATGGTCAAAACATAGCCGACTTAATTTCAAATATTTTAATAACATTATATGGAACAGAAAACCATAAGATTGCACTAGAAGGTTTTTCGTATGGATCAAAAGGGAATTCATTCATTGACATTGTTCAGTATAATACATTCTTAAGAAATGAAATTGTAAATTCTTGGGGTGTAGAAAATATTTCAATTTACCAGCCATCACATGTTAAGAAATTAGCAGGTAAAGGTAATGCAAATAAACATTATATGGTTAAAGCATTCCAAGACGATGTTTTTAACGATAAAGATTTAAGGAAAACTAAATTATGGAAATGGACTCAAGGTAAAGACTTTACAGAAAAGATCCCTAAACCAATAGATGACCTTGTAGATGCGTACTTTATATTAAATGCAAATAAAGAAAAAGGGTGGTCATTAAAAACTTAATACATAGAATACCACTAAATACTTTAATGACTAGTAATTACATACTTCTCTTTCTTTAATTTAGTATATTTTATATATAGAAACCAGAACTTAGTTTCAGAATATTATGATAAAAGCGATAAAAAATAGAATATTTATTAAAAAAGATGAATTACCAGAAAAAATCGGTAACATATATGTCCCAAAAACAGAAGGTCAGTATGCACCACCATATTCAGGTACTATCATTTCTGTAGGCGGTGACATAGAAGATCCGGATTATAAAGTAGGATCACGAGTACTATTCCACGACTTAGCAGGCACAGAGTTTAAATATGATGGCAATACCATATTCAGCATCAGAGAAAATGATGTAACCGCTATTATACAATAAAAAAGTTCTATTTAGACTGAAACTAAATAGAGATATGAATATATAATAAACAAAGGAACTGATATTATTCAGCGACTTATAAACAGGCATATAACAAGGCAAAGTATATTGGCAATACCCGGGCAAATTAAAAATAGGCAGAGCTGCGTTATATCCACAATTAATAACAAAGTAAAAATAAAAAGGCAATTAAAATGGCAAATGAATTCGACATTTTCAGTGTAAGCGTCAAGGACCTTGACACTGGAGACAGACCCGCACCAAGTAGCGATCTGTACACACCAAAACCCGACCAGGGAACTGACGGTACTTACCGTTCACTAATTAGGTTTCTTCCTAATGTAAAAAACCCACGTAAACCTTTCGTTCGTAAATATGTCTATTGGTTAGAAGATAGAGATGGCAACGGCTTCTACGTAGATTCACCTTCAACAGTTGGAGAGAAATGTGCAGTACAAGACATGTTCTTTAAACTTAGAAATTCTGAATCTGCTGTAGATAAAAAGATGTCAGAAGGACTGAAGCGTAGAGAAGTATTTTATGCATTAGTGCAAATCGTAAAAGATCCACAGAACAGAGATTTAGAAGGACAAGTTAAAATCATGAAATTTGGTTATAAGATTAAAACCAAAATTGATGAGGAATTAAATCCACAATTTGATGAACCTACTCAAGTATTCGATCCGTTTGAAGGAAAGAATTTTGAATTAGTAATTTCTAAGAAAGGTGGTTATCCTAACTATGATTCTTGTAAATTTCAAGGAAGTAAATCCGCTATGACGATTAACGAAGAAGCAGTAACTTCTGATGACGCAGGTAGAACTGCAATTCTTGATTTTATTAAGGATGCACCAGAGTTAGCAAACTTTGATTACCGTCCTTGGAATGATGAACAGCGAAATAAAGTAATGGGTGTACTTTCTCAATTTAGTAACCCAGGATCTTCTATTGAAACTGTTACTAAAAAGCAAGACGCACCAGAACCAGTAAAAGTAGCAGCCGCTGTATCGGCGGTAAATGAAGCTGCAGGATCTGCTGCACCAACTGCAACTAAAACTGAAGATTCTTCTAAAGGAGATGATTTCGATGATTTCATTAATGGTTTAGATCTTTAATAGTATGGCAACAGAAGTAATAATATCTTCTGAAATGAAAGCTCGGATCATCGATAAGGTGGTCCGAGTTCTTCATACTAACCATTCTCATCCAGAAAAAAGAAGATTATTAGAAAGTAAAGAAAGATTAAATTTTGCATGTCCATATTGTGGAGATTCAACAGATAGTCCTAGAAAGAAAAGAGGAAATTTATACTGGAGCAATTTACAGTTTCATTGTTATAACTGCTCTGCTCATGAAAGTTTAGATGTTTTTCTTAAAGATCATAATGTAAACTTTGAAGGTGAAGATCGTATAGATGTAATTAATTTTATTAAAGAAAATAGAAAAAACTTTTCTTTAGGAGAAAGTTTAGAATTTCATTTATTTGAAATGGCTAATAAATTAGCATTAACATTTGATGAGGTTGCTTTAGGCTTTAATGTGTATCCTATAAATAGTTTAACATACCGAGCATACCCTTATTTAAAAAGTAGATTACTTCATCATAAAACTGAAAGATTCGGTTATGACCCAAGAAGAAAAGAACTATATGTATTTAATCTTAATTCCAAAGGAAACATTATAGGTTTTCAAGTTAGAGCATTAGATGATAATAGCGGTCCTAAATATAAAACATGGAATATAGAAAGAATATATGACAGGCTTAAAAAACCTTTAAATATAACTGAAGAAGAACTAGATTCTTTAAACAAAATATCAATGATCTTCGGTATACTAACAACAGATTTGAGTAGACAGTTCACGGTATTTGAAGGTCCTATTGATTCATTCTTTATGTCAAATACCATTGGTCTTACTGGTGTTAAAAAACAAATATTGGATTTTGATGATATACCTACCGTTAGATATTTCTTTGATAATGATATTGAAGGTAAATCAAAAATGATCCAAAAACTAAAAAGAGGTAATACTGTTTTTATGTGGCAAAAGTTTTTAAAGGATTTTAATATTCCTTCAAAAAAGGTAAAGGATTTAAATGACTTAGTTAAGTATGAATTTAAACATAGAACAGGGTGCTTGCATGAGTTGGATAAATATTTTACAAACAATCATTTAGATCTTATATTTATATGATAAAAAATTACAACAATTTTGTGACTGAACAATTTGATGATTTTTATAATGATTTAGCAATCTCTAAAAAGAAGCTTAAATTATTTACTAAATTTAAAAAGATTAAAACTGATGATGTAAAAACAACCTTTACATTACCGCAACCTAAGAAAAGGTTTCAGCCAAAGATTAAGCAGTACAAAAAGATTAATAACGATAAAGGAATATTTTAATGGCATTTGATGATACACAAATAAAAGAGGCTAATGAACAATTAGAACTTAGATTAGGTTCTGATAGGAATGATTGGAAAGCAAAAATCAAAGATCTTGTTTCTAAGCTAAAAAACATGAATGAATTAGCAGAGTGCCAAGTAAGAATGCTTTCATACCGGCAAATCTTATTAGACAAAGTAACTGATTTTAAGACCACCATATATAAAAGGAATGCTACTTGGGACAGGTATTATAAGAACCAATATCGAGAGTATTCAGTTAACTATGATGTTAAACTAACTAATGGCGAAAAGCATCAATTTATAAAAGCCGATCTGTCTTCTTTAAAAACTCAGATTGACATGTTACAATCACATATAGATTATTACTATGAATGTATTAAGACTTTAGATAACATGGCATTTGCAATAAGAAACAGAATAAACTTAGATGATAAGGAATTTTAATGGAACTATCTCTGTCTGAAAATAAAAAGTTTTTAGTAATTGATTCATGTACCGAATTGGAATATGAACAGTTAAAATCTAGTCTTACTAAGAAAATAGAAGGTTGGCGGTTCCACCCTTTAGTAAAGAAAAAGGTATGGGATGGTAATATTTCGTTTATTAAAAGAAATAAAATTCCGGCAGGGTTATGGAAAGAAGTTATAGACATCTGTAAACAATATGATTATCAATTTACACTAAATGGCATAACTGATATTTTTGATACTTCGATAGATGAAGATATGTTTAGAGGTTGGGTAGATGAATTTTTTGCAAAGTCTGAAATTAAACCTAGAGATTATCAGATTGATGCTGCAATTAAAATTTTAAAATATAGAAGGTGTTTAGCTGAATTGGCAACGTCTGCAGGTAAAACTTTAATTTCATTTATGGTGGTTGCTTATATGATGGAACAATTAGGCAAAAAGAAAATCTTAATGATCGTGCCTAATGTAAGTTTAGTAGTTCAGGCGAGTGGAGATTTTGAAGAATATAATAAAGGCAGAGTACCTATTAAGATTCAACAAATTTATGCAGGAGTTAAACTAAGAAAGAGTTCTAATATAGTTATAGGTACTTATCAATCATTAACTAAAAAAGACGAGGAATACTTTAGCCAATTTGATGCAGTATTTGTAGATGAAACTCATAAAGCAAAAGCAAATTCAATCCAAAAGATAATGGATAAATGTTGGCACTGTGATTATAGATTTGGTTTAAGTGGTACTATACCTAAAAGAGGAACTGTAAATAGACTTAGTTTAATGTCGGCAATGGGCCCACTAGTAACTCAAGTAAAGGCTGCTCATTTACAGGAAGAAGGTCATATTGCAAAATGTAAAGTTTTACAGATCCACATGGAATATGCAACCGATGCACAAAAAGAAGCATTCTCATCTCTGTCTAAAAATCCGTATGATAGACAAAAGCTATTTAGTTTAGAACAAAACTTTATTAACGAAAGTGAAAAGAGACTAGACTTCGTTTGTCAGGTAATTAAAAAATCAACATCCAACTCATTAGTCTTATTTCATAAAATAGCATACGGTGAAAAACTATATCAAAAGCTTAGAACAATAACAGATAAAAAAGTCTATTATGTTGACGGTTCTGTTAAGTCTGATTTTAGAGAAGAGTTTAAAAAGAGAATGGAAAAGAATGATGATGTTATTATTGTAGCATCATACGGAACATTCTCAACAGGTATTTCAATTAAAAACATTCATAACATTTTCTTTACTGAATCATTTAAATCAGAAGTAATTATCAGACAGTCAATAGGTAGAGGTTTAAGAAAACATGAAGCCAAAGATGTTGTAAAAATATATGACTTCATTGACGATTTTAGATATAAAGTAGATGATCATGACTGGGTAAATTATATCTATAGACACGGTATGGAAAGAAGAAAAATATACAAGGAAGAAAAGTTTCCTTTTGAGGTACAAAATGTAAGGTATTAATATAGAATATCTTTCTCATGAGAGATGGATATATAAAAAAAGAATCAAAAAAAGATAATTATAATGAAACCAATTAAAAAGTTTTCACTGATGGCTAAAGCTGATGATTCAATTAATGAATCGGCTGACCCAAATCATGATGCTGTAATGGATCTAGTTAAAAAGATGGGTTACGAAAGTGTCGAAGAATTAAAGAAAGAAAAAAATCTTTTAACTAAATTAGAAGGTTTATTAAAAGATGTTTCACCAAAGGACGATATTTCTGAGGATGAACTTGAAGAAGATAGAGCCGAAGATATAGCTGATGAAGTTAAAAAGAAAGGTGAACCTAAATCATTAGAATCTGAAGAAGATAAAGATGAAGATAAAGTTGGTACCGATGGTGAAGTTGCTGAAACTGATGAAGTTGAAGAAGACTCTGCAAAAGATATTGAAGATGAAGTATTAGCTAAAGGCGAACCTAAAGATGTAGAAGATAAGGCAGGTGATAAGGTATCTGATGATCCTGAAATTACCGCTGAGGTTCCTGCTGAAGCTGATGAAGTTGAAGATGAGGAAGGTGTTGAGGTTGCTGCTGAAGAAGAGGAAACTCCGGCTGCTACAAAAAGAATTATGGCTTTCGAAGATTTCATTAAAGAAAAAGAAGTTACAATAAATAAGAATGTCAAATATCACGATGATGATGAAGAGAAAGAAGACTATTCTGTTGTTGCTGCATCTGCCGATGCTATTTCTGAGGATGATGAAGATAAAGGAATGGAAGATGAAAAAGAAGGAGATGAGTTAGAAGACAAAGGTGATAAGAAAGTTGATTCTGAAGATGACAAAGAAAAGGCTGACCATTATAAAGGAGCTGTAAAATCTGATGACTCCGAAATTGATGCATTAAAGAAAGATGCTGAATATGATGAAGAAGAAGAAAAGAAAGATGAATCAAGAATTATGTCTTTTTCAAATTTTGTAACTGAATCGTATGATGAAGAAGAAGTAGAAGAAGAAGAAGAAATAGAGGCTGAAGAAGAAGCTGTAGAAGAAGCGGTAGGTGAAGTAATTACTAAAGTTACCGGTGATGAAATTGCTGATGAAGAAGCTGGTGATGATGGCCTTGCTATTCCTGCAGAAAAAGGCGACGGTTCTGAAACTGCTGCTGGTATTGCTGGTGATATAATGGATATGGGTAAAGTAAAAGTACAACCTGAATCAAAAGGCGAAGAATTAGTTACTAAAGACCAAAAGATTACAACTGAAGTAAAAGGTGAAGCTGATGATCTTAAGGATGCTACTGAAGTTCCTGCAAAAATGGGAGATGGTTCTGAATCTGCCGCAGGTATTGCTGGAGACATAATGAATATGGGTAAAGTAAAAGTTCAGCCTGAAGCAAAAGGTGCTGCATTAGTTGGAGAAGCTAAGATTACAGAAAAAGAAATTACTTCTGCTGATGAATTTAAAGAATATGCAATGGCAATTCTAAAAGATGCATTCGGAGATGATTTTGATGAAACTAAAGCAACTGAAACTGCTGATGGATTAATTAAGAAGTATGGTGAAGATTACGGCGCAATGGTCGGAGCTTTACAATCTACTATGGGATCATAATAAAAACAAGAACTAAAGATATGAGTAATATAAAAAAGTTTGCAGAATTTGTAAATGAATCACTTAATGAAGCTGAATTACCATCATGGGTTGAAGGCGGTCCTTATGACTCCCTCAAAGATATGACAGGTAATATTGATCTTGATGGAATGACAGTAGCGGATATTAATAAAAATTACCAACCAGCTTTAAAATATTTAGGAGTAAAATCTATTGCTGATATGGGATATCTTTCAAGTACTGCTAATGATGATGAATTGTATGATATTGTTTCGCCTCAAATGAAAGGTTCCAACCTTCTTGGTAATGATAGAGGGAAAGGAATGGATCCATCACCATACACAGCTGCTTATAAAGGAATGCTAGGAGACGTAAAAATAATTATAGTACAAGATATTAATCAAGAAAATAGTTATGCATACGCTGCGGTTGATTCTAGAGGAAACCTTAAATAAACATAAACATGAAACATATAAAATTGTTTGAACAATGGCTGGCCGACAAAAGCCAGCCATTTCTTTTTGAAGGAGGTGCCGCTGGTCACATGGCCCATCCATTTGACGATAAAGATTTAACCTTTGGTGATTTTAAGGCAATGATAGATGCTGGTCTTAGAGGTGAATTAAACTTTGAAGAAGATGCTACTGAAAAGACCGATGGCCAAAATGCATTTGCTACTATCCAAGACGGTGAAGTTAAATTTGCAAGAAACAAAACAGAGTTAAAGAATCCAATGACTCTTTCTGAATTTAAGAATAAATTTGAAGGGCATCCTAGTAAATTAGTACAAGATACTTTTCAATTTGCTGCACAGGATTTAGCTAGGTTGCTAATGGCTCTTTCTCCAGCTGACCAAGAAAAATATTTTAAGAATGGAAAAGACTTTATGAACATGGAGTTAATCTATTCACAAAACCCTAATGTTATTCATTATGATACAGATGTAATTCAATTTCACGGGATAAAGGAAACTGATGGTAACGGTAACATTACAGGCACTAATAATAAACCTGCAAAAGAAATTGCAGATATACTTAAAAAGGTACAATCAGATATTGGTAAAACTTTTAAAATAATTCCACCTAGAGTTATTAAATTACAAAAAGATTTGGATTTTACCACAAACAAGAAAAGATTTATAAACCAAGTTAACGCATTAGAAAAAAGATACGGTTTAACTGATAGCGATGAAGTTGCTAAATATCACGAAATGTGGTGGAGAGAATTAATTGATAAACAATTCCCTACATTATCTCAAGATGTAAAAGAAGGTTTACTTAAGAGATGGGCGTACGGCGATAAGAAGAGTTTAAATATGAGATCTCTTGCTAAACAAATTGGACCTAAAGAAGCTGCACTAGTTAAAAAGTTTGACAAAGAAGATGTTGCTAAAAAGTATAAAGAAAACATTAGACCTTTTGAAGATCTGTTCTTAGAATTAGGATCTGTGATTCTTAAAAACGCATCTGACTTTTTAGCAGCTAATCCATCCGATGAAGCACAAAGGCTAAGAGCTCAAATACAAACAGCAGGAAGTAAAATTAAAAAGACTGGTGGGGCTGATCAAGTAAGAAAGGTAGAAGCTGAACTAGCAAGGCTTGATAGAATTGGTGGAATAGAATCTATATTTCCAACTGAAGGAATAGTATTTAAATACAAAGGAAAGATTTATAAACTTACTGGTACATTTGCTGCAATCAATCAATTGTTAGGTATCATTAAGTTCGGTAGGTAAATAGTAGATACACCTATACAGCTCACCTGTATTAAGAGATAACATTTACGGTATTTGTATATACTCTGATTAGTACAGAGTATGATAAAGGATAGGTATATACTATCCTTTTTTTATATAGCTATTTAATCAAAGAATATATAAATTGACAATATAAAATAAGCAAATGAAAGAGTTAACTCAAATTTATAAAGATGCAGGCCAACAATTAATAGAAGATCTTTTTAAGGATTATCTTATAGTATCCGAAAAACTATCAGGTTCTTCATTTTCATTTAAAAAAGACGGTGAAGGAATTACTTTTTATAAAGGTGGAAACCAAAAACCTATTAACTTAATTGATAGGACTATAATGGTTTATTATGAAAAGCCTATTAATTTTATAAAATCTGTAACCAGCAAAAATCTTTCTTCCATTCCTGAGAATTGGAAGTTCTGTTTTCAATATTTTGTAAATACTAATCCTGGTATTATTACTTATGATAGGCTACCTAAAAATAATTTAGTACTTACTCATATTAAAGTAATGACACCAGCTGGTAAAGTTACAAAGGTTATAGAAGATCCTAGGGTAATTAGAGACTGGGCAAACGCACTAGGTGTTACTCCACTACTTCCATTATTTAAAGGTTACTTAACAGAAGATCAAAAGAAAAAGATTAAAGAATTTTTAGAAACGCCAAAAGAAGATCATGCTGAGATTTTTAGTACTAATTCATTTGCTGAATATTTACTTAGAATTCTAAATCCTAATATTCAATCAACGACTTTACAAAACGATCTTAAGAAGCCTATAGAATCTATTGTATTTAAATTTTACAAATCTGGTACTAAACAAGTTATTGCTGCTAAGTTAATAGATCCTTATACAATTAATTTAATGAAAGAAAAGGAACCTATAGATATGAGAAAGGCTCCTGCTGATATTAATGAAATTATTTTATTGGATCTTTTAGCATTTATAGAAGAAAGAGGAATTAAGAAGCATGAGATTTTAGGGGATGGTGAAGATATGAGATACATAGAATTAGTTTCAAATATATTTAATGACTATGTAACTAAAAGAGGGAAAGATATTGCAAAGATTGATATTGAAAAAGCTGAGTTTGCTAAAGGTAAAGAATTTGATTTAAATGTAGAATTAATACCAAGCCAAAGAACTAAAGATATCCTTAACAGTAACCCTAAGCTAAAAGACTTGTTTAAAATAATGTTAGGCTCTTTAAAAAAGAAAAGAAAGAACACTGGTAATATTATGACGCCATCAGTTGTTGAAGATTTTAATAAAATGGTAGATAAAGTAACCGATGTAATTCAAACAAAAGATGATGGTAAATTTAAAACCTTTGATGATTACTTAAAAATCAAATCAACCAATGAATCTCTTTTACCTAACGCTGAAGAACTATTAATTGAAGATAAAGTTTTAGACTATAACAACTTTATTAATTTAGGTAAAGTTATTGTAGAAGATAATAGAAAGAGTGGTGAAATTTGGAAAACCTCAACAGGGTTTAGAGGACAGGATGCTAACGGTGATAGAAAAACATTTAAGTCTAAAGAACAGACTCAATCGTGGATAAAAACCGGAAGAGAGGATGTTGATAAAGAACCTACTGAGAAAACTGAAGATTTTGATATTTCTAAAATTGATAAAAAGAAAAGTCCTGCTGCTTTTGATATAGCAAAAGACATAGATAAAATTGAAGATCCAAAACAAAGAGAAGAGGCTAAATCATTTGTTAAGAATTTAACAGATTATGAAATGGCTGAACCGGGTTCACCTGAAAGAAAAAAGGCTTTAGAGAAATTCTTTGAAGAAGGTGGTATTAATAGAAATGCGTTAGGAACTGATACAAATAAATTTTATGTAGGCCAATCTGATGAGTATGAAGGTTCAGGTAGAGGTAATAGGTTTAATAAGAAAACAGGTTTATCATATAGTAAAGCTTTTACTAAAGGCCAAACTGCTAAGATGATGGCTGATGCTGAAGAACTAGGAGTTTTAATTCCTATGCAAAATGGAATACCAAGAACTAATGGAAAAAGATTAGCACCTACAAATGTTCATACTGATTCAAAAGGAAAAAAACCTAAAGCAGTTGCTGTAAAGGTTTCTAAAATAGAACCTAAAGGAAAACCCGGTGATAAAGACTATGATCCAGGTGGTGTTAAGATTGGTGGTGAGAATGGTGTAGAGATGAAAAACACTCCTCCTATGACTGAAGGCCAAAGGGCTGACCTAAAAGAAAAATTTAAAAAGGCAAAACCTAATGCAACAGAAGAAGAGATTAATAGATATGTTGCTATTAATGAAACTTTTAGAGAACAAAATAATCAAAAGATTAAAGACATACAAGAAAAAGAATTAACTATAATTCCTATTTTGGACGAAAATGATCAAGAGATAGATGTTTTTACAAAGGACGGTCAAAAGAAAGCGGTTAAGGCTGTTTCTAAAAATGTAACAGGTAAGGTTAAAGAAATATTAAATTCTCCACCAAAGATAACACCGTCACCAGATTTACAAAAAGCTTTGGATGATTTTGATACAGCTGCATCTGATTTTGCAGATGGTAAAATAACACAAAAAGAATTTAAAAAACAAATGGATGATACTTTATTAGAAATGATAAATGATCCTCATACTAGGCCAGGTATGCCAGACTTAGTAGAAACATTTGCTATGATGGAAGATTTGAGCGAAGGTAGAGCATCAGTTTCTCCAGATGCTGCAAACTTTGCATTAGCTGATATAATAACATTTGATCCTGCTGAACTACCACCAAACGCCACACCTGAAGAAGTAAACAAACATATTAATGTTATGACAACTTCAAGTGGTAGTCGTTCAATTAAATTTGAAGCAGGTGGAGCTAGCCAATCAAGTAATAAAATAGATGCAACAGAATATGCTGACTTTAATGATAAGATTAAAGGCGCAGAAATAAAATCAGATTTACAAGATTTAACAAATAAGCAATATGATGACATTTACAATGTACAAGAAGAGCCGCCGTTTAAAACATTAGAAGGAGTAACTAATAATGCCAAAAGCTTAGCTAAAAAATATGATGTAGATTTAGAAGGTTTAGATCCACTTAGTGATAAGAAGAGGGCGGTTTATGAAAAGCGTGCTGATAAGAAAATGGTAGGTAATGTTATTAAAGAATATAAAGAAAAAGGTATTGACTTAAGTGAAGATGATGCTAAAGATTTATTAGTTAGGAGATGGACTGCAATGGATATGAATGGTAAAATAATGCAAGAGGTTAATAACAAACAACAGATGTCTCAATCATTTACCAACCGTTCTTATAATACTGATCCTGCTGATGCAGGTACATCTAATCCTGATAATCCAGAAGTTATGAAAGATGAAGATGGTAAGCCAATAGTAATTTTAGACATGGAAGGTAATCCTAAGTTAAAGAATGGAAAGAAACAGTATAGGAGAAAACAGAAAATGAAAATAAAAGAAACAAATGGAGTTTCTGATATGGCTTGTATGAATTATGCTGATAACCCAGGCTTTAGTAAAACAGGAAAGCCTACAAATAAAATGCCAGCCAGAGTTGTTAATTGTAAAGATAGCAATAAGTGGCTAGGTTCTTAATATTAATTTAATAAGAGTGAATAAATAAAAAAAGTGTACATGGATAATCTAAAAAATATACAAGATTTTATAACAGAAAAAAGAGTTACTGTTAAGAGGAGATATACTGAAAAGCATCCAGCTAAAAATGTATCTACTGCTGCCAGGGTTCGTTCTGCTATTTTAGATGCTGTTGCTGATGGACATTTAACTGAAGATGAGGTTAACAATATCTTATCTGAAATAAAGGCTCACAAAAGATGGCTTAAAAGAAATGTAGGATTATTTAATATCAGTGAAGATGAGACTGGGATTAAGAGATATTCCTTATCTCCTTATGGTCATAGAGTAAGAACTGCAACTGCTCCACTTAATGAAGCTTTAAAAGTTCCTCATAAAGAACAAGGTAAGAAAAAGGTTAATATGTTTGTTGGTAGATTCCAACCTTTTACATTAGGTCATGTTAAAGTATTTGAAAAAATGTATAAAGAAAATGGAAAACCTGTAGTTGTATTTTTAGTTAGAGGAAAAAACAACGATCCTGAGAAAAGACCGTTTGATGAAGAAATGCAACAAGCAATGTTTGCTAAGATGGCAAAACAATATCCATTTTTAGAAACTGCTATTGTAGTTCCTAATGGTTCAATTGACACGATGTTTGCAGCAGCAAGGCCAGCATATGAACCTGTGATGTGGGGATATGGAACGGATAGAAAAAAATCATACGGTGCAATGATTGACAAACAATCATACCGAGATCAATTAGGAGTAGATCCTGATTTTAAAGGTTTTGAGATTTTTAGAACTGATGATAACATTTCAGCATCTAAAGTTCGTAATGCATTAAAGATAGATGATGAAAAGACTTTTAAGAAAATGACTCCTAAAAGCATACATAGTTTTTATAAACCATTACAAAATATATTAGAACCAATAAAAGAAAATAACAATATGAAAAATTTAAAATCACTAACAAGTTTTAGCATTGACGAATCTTTGAATGAAGGTAAAAAAGCTAAAGCAAAAAACCCTAATAAAGTAAACACTATAGATGTTGATTTATCTGGAGACGATTCAGATATAATGGATGCAATTAAATCATTTAATCTAAAGGTTAAATCTAACGGAGCCAATAAAGGAACTGGGTATGATATGACAGGTAAAAATAAAGATATTCTTGATTATTTACAAAGTGACTATTATGCATTAGATGCTAGAGATATTGAGGATATGTTTCCAGAATTATTAGAAGGTGAAATCAATGAAGAGTATATTGAATTAATGCCTGGGATGGAAGAAGGGTTAGAACAAATAGTAGAAGGTTGGATAGAATGGAAAGGCGGCCCTGCAACAGAAAAGACTGACATTGCTCCAGCAAGAAAAGAATTATTAAACTTTTGTACAACTTATTTAAAAAAGAATATTAAGTAATGTCTAAAGACGTAAAGGAAAATGAAGCAGGTACTGTTGGCCTAAATCCTAATATGAATGTACAGGGCATGGGAGCAGTTGAGCTTCCTGGCGATCCTGGTTCTGCAAATTCTTTTGCTACACAAAAGGTTGGCAGTGGTGATGATCCTGAAGGAAAAAAGAAAAAGAAAAAGAAAATGTTACTTCTATCATTTGATAAGTACATGGAACTTTTAAAATCAAAATAAATAAGGTATAATGGCAATACTACCAAAATATCAATTAGAGGCTCTTTTTGAAGCTGGTGATTTAATGACTGAAACCACCTTAGGCGACTTTATTGATTCGGCATATAATCCTGTTCTTCAAGCAGGTGCAAACATAATATTAACTACCGTATCTACCTCATCTGGTGATACTATAACAATATCATCAACTGGTGGCGGTGGAGGTTCCCCAATTATAGAAGGCCCAGGTATAGACATTACAACAGTAGGCTCTGATGAGAAGGTATCTGTTGATTTAGATAATAGCCAGACTAATTTAATATTTAATGGTAGCAATAAATTAACATTTGCAGGTATTCATATAAAAGACGAAGGTTCAGTAGTAGGTACTTACCCAACAATTAATTTTATAGGTATTGATGTATTAGCTGAAGATAGCGGCAGTCCAGGCCAGGTAAATGTTTATATACCAACACCAACATTCGCTTCTCACTTTAATACTACAGATGGTACTACAAATGGTATTGTTGCAGAGAGTGGCTTCACAAGAAGTATAGTAAGAATAAGTGACCCAACAGACGAAGCTAACGGTATTCCATTTAAAACAGGTGGTTGGGCAGGTACTAATCGATCTTCATATAATAATACAACAACAGCAGTTAATACATTTCAAACTGCACAACAGGTTACTGGCTTTAGTGTTGATGCTACTGGTGATGCAACAATAACAGTTGCAGTACTCGATGCAGATGGTAGTACAGCGATGCAGTCATTTACAACAGGAACTATTTTTGCCGATGGAACTCAATCATTAAATGACATAAGTGTAAATATTTCTAGTTATGCTAATGATACTTCTAAAAGAAAAGGTGTTGTTACAGTTAATGTAAACATGGCATCTCTTTTTTCTAATGCAGGTAGGAGCGGTGGTAGATATCATGTCGTTGTAAGAATGGACACTGATACTGCAACTGATGGTGGTAATATTTACGTATATACACAATCAGATGTATTTTGGGATATTAATAATGAAGGTGGGTATCCAGCAACTCCTATAATTAACGGAATTGTAGCAATACAAGAATCTGCAGTACCTGCAAATATAAAAACTAAACATTTAAGTGGTATTGAGTATTACATATTAGATTCAGAGTTCGAAATTGATGTTACTGATATAGATAATCTTAATGCAAATACACAAGGTAGAAGCTTAGGTGCTGGTTATAATTTCTTAGCACAAGCTAGTGACTATGGTTTAACTGATTTACAGCAATCTGCATGGAGTCCTACGTTAGGTACTTTTGCAGGTTGGACTAATTTATGGAATTGTAATGATATTAATTATTCTTATGATAATTGGGATATAACTAATACTTTTTACAGGTTTAGGGGCGATGATGCAGTATGCACATCAACTGTTTTTGATCCATGGAATTCATCATTACAAGAATTATCAGGTACTAATTCTATTTTAATTGATACTTACCCTAGTAGATCTACTAATTTAGGAGAGGCATTTGCTGATGAGACTGAAAGGCTTTATAGAGATACTGTAACTAGTTCATATGTTGCATGGGATTCTACTAAATCATTATCTGATGTATCACAACCGCCTAACGGAACAGGGCCTGCCGGTACATTTAATAATGGGTGTATAGTAGGTAGCTATTTAGTACAAGGTTCTCAATTCTTTAAGGATAATGGTGATTCTCCATTAATAGGTTCTTTAATACCTAACCTGGCACCATACAAACCAGACAAATCAGGTACTAATCCTAATTATTCAACATTAACCAATATACCGGTATATCATAGAAGTTTTTATACGGCATCACCTCTAGCTATATCCAATGTAGTTTTAGATTTTAGCGGTTCGTTTGGTGTTAGTGGTAATGCAACAACAGCATTATCAAATTCTCAAATGAAAATTTATATAAGGAGAGAGGGTACTAATTCAGTTGGTGATACTGGCTTTAGTGCTAATCCATTAGCTGTACATGGAGGATTATATAATTCAGGCTCACCAGGTAGTCCATTTGATGATGGTATAAGTGGTGTTGATTCACTAGGATCATTAATAAGAACTGGTGCAAGTTCAGGAAATAGTGTAGAATTTACATTTGGTCCTGGTACTTATTTATGCACAGGTGGTTTCTGGATAGAAATACAATTAGTTGCAACAGATATTAAATTAGATACTATTAATGCGACTCTAAAATTTAGTAACGGAACAAGTGAGACTGTGAATGCATCCACTCCAAACTAGAATATATAAAACAGTAAAAGAAAATTAAATAATGGGATTTACTAAAGAAGAAGTAAGGAAGTTAAATTTTAAGGTACAGGCTGGTAATGTTATTGATGCAGACTCAGGTAATTTCTGGTATCAGTCTAGGCTTGAAAATCAACCTGCAGTAAAACCATCAAGAATACTAAATCAATATTCTACTGTAACAGCCAATCCACCAACTAGCCTTGCTAACTTAATTACAATGACACAAGGTGGTGGTGCACTAAGTGGAATAGTAGGTGATGAGTATACTGGAATTTCTACAAGACTAAATAGATTAACTCCAGGTTTAGATAATACATGGATTTCTTATGATAATTATGCAACTGGGGCATCATCTGGTAGAAAAGATTTATGGATAAATCCTTCAAGTGTACCTGATTCAAATGGGGATCCTTCAACTTCATATACTATTTCATTATATAGTGGAGATCCTGCGGCTGGTGGTGTTTTTATATCAACCTCAACTGGGCAAGGCTCAGGTGCTGATGCAGAAGTCGGCTGGGTATGGAATTATGACCAAGGTTTATTATTTTTAGCAAATGACCTTGTTTCAACTATTGACGGTAATCTTGCAACATATCCTGATGGTTTAGATTTTTATGTACAGGGTTTTAGATATATTGGAACTACAGGTGGTGGTGGTGGCGGTGGCGTCCAAGGAGAACAAGGACCACAAGGACCAACTGGTGCGGCATCAACCGTATCTGGACCACAAGGACCACAAGGACCAAGTGGGCCTGCTGGTACTGGAGCACAAGGACATCAAGGACCACAAGGACCACAAGGGGAACAAGGCCCTAGCGGACCTGCTGGTAATACTGGTATACAAGGACCGCAAGGTAATACTGGTGCCGTTGGGCCACAAGGTATACAAGGTGAACAAGGACCACAAGGT